TTAATCCCAACATACAGTATCTTCTGGAATGCTCTTAGTATCAAAACCTAAAAACTTACCAACTTCAACGGGTGATACTTTATTCCAATCCAGATTAGAAAGCAAGAAGTTTTCTTTACGGCGTTTCTCAAAGTAATCTTTGAACTTACTTTCAAGACGCTTCTTAGCATTATCCAGAACCTTTCTTGGCTTACAAGAACCTCTCATACTTCTGCGAATGGTATCAAGAGTGCTGGTGATATCTTTGTAAGCAATTGGTGCAGCAGTGTATGCCAAGCGTCCAAACATTGCTTCTACAGCCTCTTCATTCCCCTCTAAGAAAATAGTCTTCCTAAAGTCTTTACTGTAAATGTGACCTCTAGACTTACGTTTATCAGCAAACGTAAAGTTTCGAGAAATCACATTACAATCAGTGATATCATGATTATTTGTCATGTACTGATATGTCAAGTAACGGTGATACTCAATCCAATGAGTGTTGTCAATAAAGTCCTTCATCACTTGTTCATTGACTTCTGTCCAATCTTCAGGAATCTTTTTCCAGTTGGCTTTACGGAAGACATAAACTGACTGACCAGTTAATTCTGTCATCAACGTTGCAGCACGTTCTGGTGAACATGAGAAGATTCCACCAATCACTTCATCACCCTGTGCTTTGATATACAGTTGTGGTTCTTCAATCTCATCAAAGTTCTCTTTAACCTCTGTATAGCGAATTATATAAGTATTTGGACATATAAATGCTTTATACAGTTTTACAACACCACGTACAATAGTACGTTTTTCATAGTGGTGCTCTTTAGATGACATTGTATGCACACTTAACAGACTCTTGTCAAGCATATGTAAATCTACAAACTCATCAAACTCCTGCTGACTGCTGAACAAGAAAGCAATACCATTGTAGCGACGGAAGTTAGAGTCTTCTTGTTCTCGGTCACGACAAGCCCCACGGATAATCTGGTTTTTACCAGTTGTCTTTTCAGACCCGTTCTTGTTTCGACGGTCATTGATAAGGAACAAGTAGTTGCTCAACTTATCTTTACTCATCGCTCCAAAGATACTAAACATTGCAGCATCTTGTGAATAAGTCGCTGAAGTTGCTCGAATACGGTTCTCCAGACTGCTGTACTTATAGTATGCTACAGGCACATACAGGTTACCAATATTAGGAACTGGATTACCATCTTTATCAAGCCTCAAGTTACCCGCATCATCTTTCAAGAATGACGGAGAACCATCTGCTTCAGTTAACTGACCACGACGAATACCTAACAGTTTTTGTTCGAGCTTTTTCAAGTTCTGGCCTTGCCACTCCAGAGAATCTTGGACGTGATTAAAGATTTCACGAGCCTCTTTCCTCATGGTATCATAAGCCTGTGCAGCATCAATAAGAGTTGGCTTATTAGCAATCTCTTTTACCACATCTTCTACGATTGTCTTAGTGATTTTCTTCACAGCTTCAACAATCTTGGTCTTAGTAGTCTCATTCATCTGCAATGCTTCACGAGATGCAGCAATAGCCACTGAACCAATTGGCATGTAGATGTTAACAAGGTCTACAGCACTACGGAAGAACTGAGGTAGAATCCTTGTAAACTCTGAACCAAGCAACTCACCCATCTCAACAGGATAAGCAATATTACCCATTATTACATTGAAGTGTACACTATTACTGTTTGAACGCCAGTTCTCTTTGTACTTCATTGCATCATAGCTACCATCTTCACGAGAAATGGAAGTCATCGCTTCGAGAATGTCATAGTATTCAACGTTACATTCTGGCTTGATTTTGAAGTAAGAATATACATTACTTGCTTCTTCATGAAACTTGTTAATTCGATTTTCAGCCACTGCTACTCGAACAGCTAAACCGTTTGGTTCTGTAGTTGGGTTAGTAGTCAACTTAGTTACTTGAGGGATACCATTCTCAAGATATACTGAGTATTTGTTAACTACACCGTCAACATAACTTGATACAGTGAACGATTGAGCAATTGCAAAAGGTGACTTTGAACCGATACCCATAGCACCGATGTAATCGTTTGAATCATTCTTTGTAGATTCTCCATAGGTCATGTAAAGTTTCATAACTTTTTCATGAGTCAGACCTGTACCAAAATCACGAACTTCAAAGAAAGGTTCAAAACGAGTTGGTAAGTGAACCAAGAAAGGTTTATCAACATTACCAGAATCAATGTGAGCATCAACTGCGTTACACGATAGTTCACGAATAACAGCACGTTCTTTGTATGTGTAAACACCTGAGCTTAGAAGACTGAACATTTCAGGTGTCATCTTAATCTGAGCCTGAGAGGTTTCCAGTGTACTTGAGCTTTTAATTACCGTTGCGTGGTCATTTACCATGCGCATAAGAATATCTCCTTAGTTGTTGATGTGGCAAACTATATAATCTTACAGATGCCACTGTCAAGTTACTTTTTAAATTTCTTTCCAGTTCCGTTGCAGTAAGGGCAGCAATGCCCCATACCAGCTATTCCAGAACCTTCACACTCTTCACAAGGTTCTGTATCCGAGAAGTACTTACAGAGTAACACTGCAATAGCAACAATACAACCTAGTGATAGGACAATTTCTAACCAATAACCTTGCATACATTTTCTCCTACGGTTCTGAATAGAACAAAACTTCTGTCATGAACAATACTCGAAGATACTGCAAAACTATTCTCAAGTATCTTTTTGTTTGGATTGTAGAACCCTTCTTGGAACAAATCAAGTGCCTCTTGATGGTTCTGTGGAAGACCTTTGATATAGACCTTCAAAGTAACCGTTGTATAAATCTCAGAAGCTAACTCTGATTGTGCTGCTTGAAACAGTTCATTGATAAACTTGTGACCATCTTCAGGACGCTTAATGTTTTCCCAACGTTCTTCAATGATTACATTAACATTCATCTGCTTAATTTTCATACTCTGTTAACCCCTTTGCAAGTTTTACGAAACTCTCTGCGAAGCTTTCTAATCTGGCGTTTAGTAGGTTTTGTAGGAAACTTATAGTCATCGACAAAAACCTGCATATCACTTCTGTACTCTTCTGAGAACCATAACTGCCAAGATGCTACACAATATCCACCAAAGAAGAATCCAGTGCTATCTGTATAAAATAAATCCGTGTTAAATCTCATATCATTCTCCACAAATTAAAAAGGCTCCCGTAGGAGCCTCTTATCATACTGCTTTAAAGTTGCTTGTCAATAGTCTTTCGAACATCACGTAGGTTAACATAACCATAAGGTTGTGAGTTGCTAAATACCAGTTTCAAAGCACTATGACAATTGTCAATTGCACCTTCAAACTCTGCAAAGCCAAAACCATCTACAGCTACCAGCTTATCACCATCCCACATAGGGACAACTCCACCAAAAGCAGACTTCTTAAGACCGCTGTCAGTTTTAGGGTCTTTAGCCAGCATAATTTCTTGACCATCCATCTGTGCAAGAGTTGCTTTAACAGCAAATGCAAAGGTGTCACGAGTCAGGTACTGATAGGTGTATGAACCTACACCAAACACTACGTTAGAACTTGCAAAACCTTTATCAGCAAGACGTGACAGGATATCATTAGCTCTTTCCAGAGTGATAGAATCACCGTAGATTAGTCCAATGTGCTCATCCAGTACTTTGTACCCTTTGGAGTTAACAGTACCACCAAAGATGTTATACAGCGTGTGGATAGCTCCATCAATTTCTGCTGTTAACATACGCTTCACAGTAAACTGTCCAGTTTTCTGAGCAGTAAGCAGATTGATTGTATCAGCATAATCAAAATCTTCTTTGTCAACAACCATCTCATAACCTTCAGAGATTAGCCAAGCAGATAATCCAAAACCAATATCAGCCATTTCACAATTTAAGATTGCATCATGCAGATGGGTGTTATCTGGTGCAAGACCTTTCATGTGCTTATAGAACATTGACTTAGCAGTTTCCCATTCAATGGCTTTGTAACCAGTGACAATGTGAACAGGGTCTCCAGAGTCTGGACGAATTACCAACTTACCATCACGGTTCAGAATTACATTACGTAGCTCTGGCAAAATCTGTGTAACAGTACGCCAGAAGTTGTAAGTATCTGATACAACACTTGCAATACCAATTGGATAGACTTCTGTCAGAAGACGTTGGAAAGTTTCTACCTCACCACGCCAACGCATTGCATCAAGCAAGTTGTCAGATTGTGACAGATGCCAATCACTTACCTCTTTGTTAAGACTGTTCCATGAGATGTTTGCACACATCACAGAGTGTTCAGTTGCTGGTACAGAGTTCCCGATATCACTTACATTCATAAACTGACCGTATGCACGTTTAGCTGTGTATACAGCAGGGAAGCTGTCAGTACCTTTAAAGCTTGTCAGGTGACCTACTGCGTTAAACGCATCATCTGTGAATCCAGACATACCACGCATTGCAAAGTCATGACACTGCCAAGGTAGATGGAAGTCATTGTCACAGGTTAAATCAGCCCATTTCTTGCAAATACGTTTGTAGTGCAGTGCAATAGTTGCAATCGTACAAGCTTTCCAGATTTCGGCAGAGAAAGCATCTTCAAGGTAACCAGCTACCCAATGGAAACCTTCTACAGTGTTTTTAAATACAATCATCGGGACACGCATAGGAACGATTGTACCTTCCTCTACAGAGTAGACTTCAACAGGTAGGTAACCCAAGTCATGAAGTTCTTCCCAATGTTGACGACCAATAGCATCTGCACCAAGGACACCATTCATGATTTCCAAGATTTCGTCAATGGCTTCTTTCTTATCACGTTCAAAGAACGTTGCATTCCAGTGGTCTACCAGATAGTCTTTTACAAAACGCTGAATACCAAATGCTACAACACCATCAATCTCTAACGGAGAGTTAAACCATTTGTCTCCACGAGGTGTTAAGTTCAGCATAAGATACTGCGTAGCATCTGGATACTGGTAGAAATGGCCAGATTTGTAGGCATCTGCATTAAGTGCTGCTGGTACTGCATAAAGTGATTTAGTCATCTTTTTATCTCTCTCAAAGTGGGGCTTTTCAGCCCCTAAAGTTGTTATTCAATATTTGCTACAGTCACTTGTGAGAAGTGGGAAAGTCCACGGTCTTCTGCATCGCCTAGTGAGTTTGTAGTGTAGATATGGTCAATACCATTGTCAAGGAGATTTTCAACACCTTTAGAGAAAATCCCATGAGTGACATACAGTTCAACACGTTCTGCTCCAGCTTCACGAAGATACTTTGCAGCCTCAATGAAGGTACGACCACCATCACAGATATCATCCAGAATCATGACAGTTTTACCTGTTAAGTCTACATCATCAAGGATTCGCATACCAGTGATTTCACCAGTTTTCAGATTGCGAACCTTAGCCATTGTGATGTAAGGTTTGTCAATCTCTTTAGCAGCCTCTTCAGTCTTCTTAGCTGCACCTGCATCTGGAGCCACTAAATAATCAATCCGTGGGTCACTTGCAAAGTGTACTGCTGCCTCTTTTTGAGGAAGGTTGTAGAAGCACTTAAACAAGTTCTCTGCAACATTACTATGGGTATCCAGAGCGCATACTGCATCAAACTCCATAGCATTTATAATATTTGCAAAGACTTTAAGTGCTGCTGCATCACCTTTAAACATGTGACGGTCATAACGAGCATTCGGTAAGAATCCAAAGACAACAGTCTTCATAGTTGCTTTCTGAGGAATCATACGGTCAATTGCTTCTTTAGCCAGAGCCAGTGCAAAAAGTGTATCTTTGTCATAACCTTGTACAGTGAAGATTACATTATCAATCTTACCAGCAGCATGTTCAACAAAGTCTACCAAGTCCTCTGAGAAGTTACCGCCAATTTCTCCTGAAGGGAACTGGATGATGTTGAAGGTCTCTTGATGAGTACCTTTGGAATTTGAATTAATCAGAACTCGAATAGTAGTTTTCATAATATTTCTCTCAGTCAAAAGTTACAAATGTTACAGCCATAGCTGATTTACATTTCTTTGGGTCTACAATGTGGTAGATAACTGAACAGTTTCCTGTTCCGTCTGGTACTGGTTTTGTCCAAGTACGTTCAATATTTGGCTCTCCAAACTCTTTATAGAATCCGTTGGAGTAGTGGTCTATCATCTCAATAGCAAGTGCATCTGGGACGTGACCACGTATCATATACATCTCACTACCATTTCCAGCTTCACTAATAAGCTCTTTGATATCCCATTGTTCTCTAGCCATGATAAGTTGCCTCATAAACTGTCTTAAGCTTCAACAAGAGTGATATTGCCAGAACTGCATATCCCCTGTCAAGCATTGGTGGCATATTATTTTTAAGATATGCTTTCTGTTCTTCCCAAGTCATCTTAGGGGCTTCTGGAAGCTTCTCTCCCTGCTTCTGGTTATCTTCTTGAGTCTGGATAAACCAGTTCGAGCAATGGTGCTCTCCACCTTTTGTCACGGGCTTATGGTGACCTAACGTGAAAGCTTTCTTTCCAGAATATCTACAAAGTTTATTAAGGGTTGCAATGGTGTTCTTGACAACACAATATTCATAGAGGTTGTCAATAGTGTAGTGAGGGTAATACTGGAACAAGGCACTGTCACGGAACTTACCACGGTTCCAAAGTACCATGTGATTAGAATTTGAAGGGTCATACTGATGTGACTCAATGAACTCTTGACGCTCATCAAAGTCAAGACGAAGAACAGACATTGCAGCAGCACGTTTCAGATTTGAATGGTACATGATTTCTCCAAAATAAAAAGGGAACCTTTTACAGTTCCCTAATCATATACGTTTACTGAGCTATTTTCAAGACTTTGAAGAAACCTTCTTCACCAATTGAATCATGAACATTTTCAGTTGGCTTGATAAGGTTGTTCAAGCATATAATTTTCTTACGTTTCTTATCGTAAGTAAGCTTCAGTTGCTTCAACTCTTTATCATCTTCAGGGTGCTCATTGTACATCTTCACAGCCTCTTTGAAGCTGACATACCCACCACCTAGAGTAAGGAAACCTGTACCGCAATAGTGTGAATCATGTTTATCAGCCATAAACTGGCACAGGATTGCAATCTGAATTTTACGAGTGTTATAAATCTTTTCCATTTTAGTAATCCTTACTTGCTACGTTTACGGTTGCGAGCTTTTTTAGCTGCACGTTTAATTGCTGCTGCACCAGTTTGGCGATGAGCTTGCTTCTTGCCACCTTTACCACGTCCAACATGGATGTAAGGTTGCTGTTCAATCTGGCTTGCAAGAACCTGTGCAACTGCTGAAGCATCTACTCCAACCTGCTTGCCAGTCATTGAAACGATAGCTGCTGCTTTTGCCAGAGCCGCTAAGAAACCTGCTTTCATGTTTGAAAAAATACCCATTTTAATATCTCTCTGTTAAAGTTTAATACAGAACTTGTCCAGTTCTTCTTTTTCAATATAGACTTGTATGTTTCCGCATCTTACATCAGTGAAAAGCATTAGTCCATCCCCAAGTGTTGATTTTTCTTCAACTGTGAATGTTACCTGCTTAACAAGTGCAGCTAAAGCCGTTAATCCACTCTCACCAAATTTTTCTTGAGTATGAACCATCCAAGCATCAAGTGTGTTTATGTTATAAATCCACTTACCAGAGTAGCTATTCTGCTCTCCATTGACAGTCACCTTGCCAGCCATATTCTTTTCTCCAAAGTATTTGATTATCAGACCCACGATATGGTTTGTGTGTCGGTTTAGAAGCATCATACTTACCATCTACCACTACGTCAACATATTTCATCACTTCTAAGTGAATTTTTTCATGTAGCTGGTAGCCTGTCCATAACCAGATAGATTTGTCTGGATAGATAGACCTAACCTTCTGACAAATCTTTGTAACTTCTTCAACGTTACGGTCATCAAGTGGCTCTCCACCTAGTATGGAAAGACCACTTATAGCTTCATCTTCCATGAGCCTTAGAATGCCATAAAGGTTTGCATAAGTAAACTCCTTGCCAGCATTAAACTTCCAAGATTCCTTGTTAAAGCAACCTTCACAGTGATGTTTGCAGCCAGCTACAAAAAGACTGACACGAGCACCTTCACCGTTTGCTGTATCGAATTTTCGTATTTCCATGTAGTTCATTAGTACACCTCAACTCCAAAACTTACATGTTTTGTGACGTACTCTTCACAGTGCTCTTTAATAAATTCCTGAAGCAGTTCATCTTCCTGAGCACGAGTCATCAAAGCAACATACTTAGGGTTCATTGTTTGTTCAATGCTGTAGAATGACATGTCACCAATTTCTGTACCATATGAATCTGACCATGTTCCAGTTACTACTAAGATTTTATCACTCAACTCCGTAGGGAGTTCAATGTCATCATCCTTTGCATCATCAATAACAGAATCAGTTATTAAAAGAGTACATGCTATGTAAAACTCGGAGTATTTTCTGTGAGTTTTCTCACAAGAGCCACACTCTAAAGCATAATCTTTAAGCCAGTTCATTTGATTTTTATTTAATTTAGTCATTTCTCTTTCCTTTCAATGTGTTGTATAAAAGCCCTAACAAGAAACCTAGTAAGACAGAGCCTACTAAGGTGACTAACAAGAATGTCTTAATCATTCGCCATACCACCATATTGTTTGGTTGTTATCACAAACATACAGGTATTCTGTACCAATTTGAGGGACAACAATTGTTGTATTCCCTGAAATTACTGTCATGTAGTACATGTATTCCCTGCTTTGTGATGTTTGCTGACAATTGTTTGCATTCATCCAAATTCTTGTTTGATAAGTGTCATATATTAGTAACCCTACTAGTATTGCTAATGCAATTCCAAGGAACCATAACCAGAATTTAGGCCAAAAGTCATAACTCATACTGTGACCTCTTGATAAACTTTCCAAACATTCTTTGTAAACTCTTCATCGTACCAAACACCGTTAGCAGCTTGCCAAGACACAGTGTATTTGTCTTCAGACACATGCTTGAGAACAGCCTCAAAAGTTCGATTAGATTTTCCTGCAACGAAAAGATAGACCTTACCAATTTCCAGCATTGTGGTATCTCCAATAAAAAAGGTGATGTAAGCCTATCAAGACCTACACCACCTTGTCAACTACTCACATAGATTTTCTATCCTGAATTTCAGCAATTTTTGCATCGTTCATTCTGGAAGTGCCTTTAATCTTAGTCCAGCCAAGATAACCACAAACACGGTTAATCACAGAGATATCGTGTGAGTTGCACTTAGGACATAATTCAACATCTGCACTTGGACGGTGACCACAATTTTCACAGATTGCTAAGTCAAAGTTAACACCTTGATAGAAACCTTTACCCATACCTCTTGTCACACAAGCCCTGATAGCTTTATGGTTCTCTGGGTTAGCAATACGAACGTACTGGATATGACCACCATTACAAGCATGGAAGAAAGGTTCTTCTAAGTCTTGCTTTTCAAATGGTGTAATATCTGCACCAACATTCATGTGAAAGCTGTTTGTAAAGTATTCTTTATCAGATACCCCTTTAACAACTCCAAACATATTCCTGAACTGCTTTAATTGCGTACCACAAAGGCTCTCAGCAGGTGTACCATAAAGTGCATACAAGAAGCCGTCTTCCTGTTTAAACTGCTCCAGCTTGCTATTTAGGTAGCTTAAAACCTTACTTGCAATATCTCCATCAGACTCATGCAACCTTTTACCTTGAGCAAGAACTGTCAACTCATCCAATGCAGTAACACCAAAAGATGCTGTAAAGGATTTCACAGTATCCCAACCAATCTTGTCAGTTGGTTTTTTATGACCTTTATACAATCCACCTTGTGTGAATGCCAAGGGGTTAGAACTTGCTGGCATATTGGCAATCATCTCATAACGCTTCTTGTGGAAGCTTCTAATCATTTCAAGATACTTGTCAAGTTCTTTCCAGAAGTCTAAACCTTTCTCTTCAGAATACTTGTAAATCATTGGTAGATTAAGGGATACTGCACCAATGTTTGCTCGCCCTGTGTAGAACTCTTTTCCTTCTTCATCATAGTAAGGAGATAAGAAAGCTCTACAACCCATTGGAGAGATGACTGCACCTGAGCGTTTGAAGGCTTCTGCAACAGCACCATGACCAGACACACTTAAGAAATCTGGATACATAGCTTTAGAGCAACACTCAATAGCCTTATCATAAAGAGTTCCCTGCCAAGGGTCTAACATGTGTCTTGTTTCATCATAGATATAAACCAGTTTAGGGAACACAACAGGCTTCTTAGATTTACCTTGACCATTCATTCTAACATCTAGGATAGTCTTAGCAATCATAAACTGCAAACGGTTATCTTCACTAGCCATATCTGGTTCAAGTAAACCAAATGTTAATGTTGTGAATGCAAAGTCACCACGGCTACAAGGAACAGTGTTTAGCTTCATTTCCAGAGATTGAAAACCTTGTGTCAGCTCAATCTGTAGTTGCTCTTTAGCATAGCGGTATACTTCTTTACTTGGGATATTGTATTGCTTTGCTTTCTCCAGATGATATTCAAAAGACTTCTTAGCATATGGTACAAGAACCTTGTCAATCTCTGGGATAGTGAACCCACCAAACTGCTGTGCAGTTGCTGAGAGCACAACATCACCGATAACCTGTAAAGCTGATAGTACAGACTTCGGTTCACAGTACTCAATGCCTGACATTTCGAAGCCACCTTTCAAGACACTTCCAATGTCAAACAAGCAACAGTTAATACCACCGAAGATTAAATCTCTTAAGTCATGGATATAAATGAATCCATCTTCAATAGCACTTGTTTCTTCTGGTGTCAAGTGGTACTGCTTAAAGATTTCTTTTGTCAAATACCCACGGATGATTGAACCTTTTGTAGAGATTAAGCTACTGTCAAAGTTAGCATTCTCACGGTCGCCTAAGAAGAGTGTGTCTTTAGTTTTTTGATAAAGCTCATCCCAATTCTGAGCCACCTCTTTACGGTAGTTTCTGTATGTTGAGTATGACTCATAGATTTCATGGTTCACTTCTGCCAGAGTTCCCTCCACAATACTGTGAATGTCATCTACAGGGATTAGCATAGCATTCTGATTAGTTGCTCTGACAAGCAGTCTCATAAATGCTGATTCAAGAGCATGAATAACTTCTAGTGGTAGTTCTTTGTATCCAACTCTGTTAGCTGATTTGGAGACTGCTTCAACGATTTTATTTACATTTGGTTTCTCTAGTGAACCATCTTTCTTAATAACTTGTACTTTAACCATTATAACTCCTAATGCAAAAAAGGTCTCCGAAGAGACCCTTATATTAATTCTACTTAGAAAACTTTTCAATAAGCTTTTTAAGTTTCCCGCTTAAGTCATGCTGAATATCTAATATTTCAAAGATAACCCATACTAGCATAACTCCAAATAGAGAACCTTGTTTTAAATCAGTAAGCAGACTAGTAACCATGAATGCCAAAGCAATCATCGGTGCATCTTCAACAAAACCATCCCATAAACGTTTAAGCATTATTCACCTCTGCCATAAAGTTTTGTAGTGTTCCAACAGGCTTCATTTCATTATCTTCAACCTTCATAATGAAAGGCATCTGACGAACTGGAATCTTTGCAATATCCATCAGGTCACTTAGCTCGTAATCTTTCCCAAGCATTCTTACAACATGGTCTAAGCCACGAGCCTGAGCAAAGTTCTTAGCAGTCACACACTGTGGGCATCCATCTTTTGAGTAAATTACATAAGTCATTAAGGAACCTCTAAAAATCCTGAATTTAAATCATCAACAACAGTATTCAAAAGATACGCACCATTTTGTTGTTCTTGGTTAGCGTTTTGCTCTTTATCAATTTCCATCTTCTTAATCATATATTTCAAAGGTGGTTCTTTAGGAGCTACAAAATCTCTTGGAATACCAAACATATCATACAATGGAGCAGCGTTGTAGTAAACCCATTCGTGAAGAAGTTTTGTATTCAAACCTACAACAGCACGTCCTTCAGAGAAGATATAATAAGACCATTTCTCTTCACTTTCAACTACTTCATCCAGAATTACTTTAATCTCTGGGAGTACTTGACGGAAAGCTTCTTGCCACTCTTCATCTTTCAAAGTTTCTTTTAATGCTTCGATATCAATCTTTGTGTGGATGATTTCGTCAAGCATAATTTTCTGGACTGCTTGTGCAATCCCTTGGAACTTATCTTGTGCATCGAGTGCAAAGGTACATGCAAAGGATGCCATGAAGGAAATACCCTCAAGTGCTGTTACTGCAAAAAGACCTTTTAAGATTACTTTGTGGAAATGTAAAGGGTCTTTCTCAATTAACTCTTGACGAACATAGCTTAAACGATAGTTAATGCCTTCGTCAAGTAATTCTGCCAGTGCTCTGTTCACAGTCTTCAGTCTGTCCTGAACAGCAGCATTCTGGTTAATCTCATCAAGGATTGTTTCAGGGTTTTTGATACACTGACGCACAATCTCTGAGTAAGTTAGCGCATGAAGGTTCTCAATTTCTGATTGCTTCATAATAGCAGTTGCATAGATATCATCAGAGATGAATGGTGCAAATGCAAAAGCTAAACTCTTAGCAACCTGTGTATCTGCTTCCCATTGCCACTTAAGAATCTCAAGCATTACACCAGACATTGACTGAGGTACACTCTCAAAGTCTAAACGTGACTGTTCAAATGGGAACTCGTCTTCAGACCAGTCTTGTGCTTTCTGCTGCTTATACAGTTCAAAGATTTTTGGATAGTGTTTATTTAGTGAATCAAAAGTTTTTCGTTCACCGCCTAAGAAAATTGGATGTGGATTAATCATTCTGGTAAGATTCCTGTATCTAGAAAGTTTCTGGCTTCAGTTGTTGTCATAACAACCCATTTGTCCTTGTTGAACATATCAAGTGGCCTTGCATATGTTTGCTTTGGATTAAAGCAATCAATATAGCGTATATGTTCTTTCCAAGAACCATCTGGCATCTTAACTTTTAAGTCTAAATCTGCGACATAATACAAAGACCGTCTTGGAATATAAAATAAATATAGTGAGTTATCTTTGCTACGTATTCTCGCATTGCGAATTAAATCTATCATAAACTTCTCCAAGTTAATTTTAGAGGGTCTTTTACGACCCTCGTAGTTATTGAAACTAAACACCGCAACCCTCACAGTAGGCATCTTGTAGTGCTGACTTACCAACACCGATACGGCTGTTCAGATAGTACATAGTTTTCAAACCAACAAGGTTCGCATAAATCATGTACTTCAAAGCTAGTTCTAATGATACCTTCTTAGACTTCGAATAGTCAACATAGAAATCTGAAGAGATAGCTTGACCAGTGAATTTCTGAACAATTGCATAGCAATCAATCATGTCAAATGTGTCAATATCCCAAGCAATTTCATAGACGTACTTCAATTCTTCATAGTCAGGTACAATAAACAGAACGTTGCCAGTTGCAGACTTCTTAGTTAAGATGAAGTCACGAATAGGGTACAGACCGTTTGTTGTGTTAGTTGCCAAAGAAGAACTCTCATTAGGCATGTAAGCCTCTAACACAGAGTTACGGATACCACCATTTTCTTTAATTCGATGTGACAGGTCGTCCCAATCATAACGAAGTTTTGCATCATGTTTCTCATCAATTTTCTTATTAGCAGTCTTAGGTGGAACCCAACCATCAGGGTACTTAGTAAACTGCATGTACTCTGGTACACCACGTTCTTTTGCAAGTCTTAAAGATGCTTCATGCAAGAAGTAAGAGTGCATCTCAGCCAACTCATGAAGTTTAGTTTTACCAGCCCTTGATGAGTAGTTCACATAGTTCTTCGCAAGATAGTGAGCCACATTAGTAAGGCCAATACCAACAGAACGACGCTTCTGAACATGATTACGCATTGACGGATACGGATAATCCATAAGGTCAATAACGGAGTCAACCATTGCCAAAGCATAATAAGCAACGTCAGCGTATTCATCTTCTGTGATTCTCCCTGCAACCAAACTAGCTAGGAAGCAAAGAGCAACTTCACCATCTTCTTTCTTGGCTGTGTAGCTGTAAAGGTCTCGTTCATCCTCAAAACCGTGAACTGGCAAGACAATCTCCATACACAGGTTTGACATTTTCAAAGGCTCTTTGAAAGGTGTATGATAGTTTGCGTTGTTAGTAAAGAACGGATAAACACGTCCTGTAGCATAACGTTGCTGGATAAACAGTTTAGCCACTTCACGAGCTTTTACACGTTTATGTTTAACACCTGTATGAACTGCGTGACCTACTGCCATAGCAAATTCATCAGCACTTGCTGTATAGAACATGTCATACAATCTTGGTGCATCCTTGTAAGAGAACAGCAACCAATCTGTATCATACTGCACACACTGCCAGAAATAATCATTTGCGCCAAATGAATAGTCCATCTCATTAATACGCTTTGCAGGAACCGTTGTAGGGTGCTTTAAGCGTAGTAAATCCTCAATCTGTGGGTCTAAAGCAGTGAAGAAGTTGTTAGCTGAACCACCTCGACTCTTCTGCTTATTAGCCTCTACAGCAGCACGTACAAGCTTATAGTAAGGGAGTTTTCCCATATGCTCAATAGTGTTTTGTCGGATTCCATCACCAATTGTTCTGGTCTCCATCAGCATACCAATACCTGCTTGTTTCGTGGTCATATCATAAGCTACTTTTGTAGCAATACCAAGGGACTCAGCAGTATCATTTGCTTTAATTAGACAGCATGACGCATAACCTGATTTTGTAGCCCTTAAACCATTCAGATAAGGTGTAGGAGCATTAATCTTCAAATCAGACAGGTAGGTATAGAGTTTGATAACATCCTCTAAACGACGCTGTTTAGGCTGTCTTTCAAAGGCTTTCATAGCCATACCCATGAACATAAATTGTGGGGACTCAAAGAGCTTACCACTTTTAATATCACGGATACCATACTTATCACGGAACTGCTTTAGTACTGCATAACCATAAGAGATATCTTTTGAATGGATGATGTGACCTTGTAAATAGTCAATCTCTTCAGGCGTGTAATCCATGTGTTCCCAAAGTCCCATCTGCTCCATCTTCATTACAAATGGAAGTAATTGAGGAACCTTTGTAAATCCACCAAAAGCTTCTTTGTAGATAATGCCAAGAAGCAGTCTTCCAGCCATATCTGAGTACTCTTGAGTTTGTTTATCAATACAAACATCAATCATAGCTTGGTGCATTTCTTTTGTGGTGCAACCTTCATAGACACGCTTCATAGCTTCCATTACAACCTCTGACCAGATAATACCTCTCTTGTCAGCCCAAGAAGCCCATTTATTTAAACGTTCTGGTTCGAATGGTACGAGTGTACCGTCTGATTTGCGAATAGTAGTAATCATTATATTAAATCCTACAGGTGAAAAAGGGTCTCCGAAGAGACCCCTTAGAGATTAAATGCTAAAAATCTTTTTACTTTCCCAGAGTTCAACGAACTTCTGTGATACTTTTGTCAGTGAACCTTTAGACATTGCATTCATGTACCAGTATCGTTTACCTTCATCGAATGCCATATCAAGTTTTTCACTAACATCATCTTCAAGTCGTGCAATTGAGAAGTTGCCACGTACTTTACAGACAACACGACCAAATTTAATATCACTGCGACCTTTGCAGTCTTCAGTGTACATTACAAAATCACCGTAATGTAGTGGCTCACCAAACTTATCAGTGCCTAGTTCTTCGCCAGCTTTAATTTCTTCTTTGGTTAACTTTTTAATTTTAGACATGATATCTATCCAAGTTACGTTTCAGGTATGTCCATTGTTCATCAGTGCGTTCTACACCCATGAATAATGGTACTACAACAACTTTACCAAATGTGTTCCTGTGTTGGCAAATCTCATAAGAGTACGGCTTATCAATATTCAGCCCATACTTATATAGCACTGCTGCTAAGACTTGCTCATTATCCAGAAGTGTATCTGGGGTTTCTCCATACTTCTCTAACAGTGAATCACTAATAAAGACTGTCATAGAGAGATTGTAGTTGGAGAAGTGGCTTTTTGCCACCACTTCTTCACCCTTATTAATGTTCTGTGAATCCATTATAACCAACTCCTTTCAACCACTGCTTGAGGTTGACTGCATCATAATTCAATTTCGGATATGAGGTTACATGGAACTTCTCACCATCATAGTACACAATATCCGCAAGCCATAATCCATTCTCACGGCAGAAATCTTTATCTGCTTTTGAAGAGATTGGTTCAACTTTAGAAAAGTTTTTAATTCCAAGACTACCAAGGCTTCCAATCAGTCCTTGGCAGATAACGCATGTGTCAGATGTTACCACAAATAACTCTTTTGCATCAACTTCTGCAATAAAACTTTCAAGTTGAACTTTTGGAAGATTAGACTGTTTCATAATCTTACCATCAGACTTGCGGATAATCGCAAACCATTCTTTACCTTCGATAATTGACTGACGCAGGTAACATTCGTCACCAGTACGTTTCTCAATATCAAACATTCGCTGCACAGCTTCTTGATAGTCATCTGTGTATTTTAGGTTGTTGTTTTCACAAACAGCCTTGATAGCACCATCATGGTCATGTTGTGTCAGGAAAATTAAACCATCAAGTACATACTGTAAATCGGCTTGAGCATCAAGGGTTTCAACAGGGTCTTTTGCTTCAACTGCTGCAACTAACTCTTTAGCTTCCTCAAGCATACACAGAGATTGACTCTTCAGTGATTCCCAATATTCTGTGCTGTATGGTTCTTTTGGATTATTACCACAACGTAGATTCCAATTTCTTACGGATTCTCTGGAATTAAACATTAAGCCTCCTTATCTTCAAACAACTTTTGTTGAGACTCAATATAATCCATTCGTTCTTTGAGTTCAACACGTTTGCTTAACAGATGTTGAATTTGTGATTCCAGAGCATCCATCTCAGCTTCTGTAGCTGACTTAGCTTTACTGATAGTTTCCTTCAGTGCTGCTACGCCACTCTGGATTTTAGAAACATGGTCATTTTTGATTTTATTAAACATTTTAAACTCTCTCATTAAGTTTCATGATTTTAGTGATTCTCTTCTCAGCTTCATCGTAAGTCTCTTTTGTAAGAAACTTGATTGCTGCAATGTTTGCATTGTAGAAGAGTCGAAACTTAGAGTCAATCCTTTTTGTCATGACGTCAAACTTATGTTGTAGGTTAGCTTCGCCATAAACTAAGCCACCTCGCGTATAGTAAGTCTGGATGATATAGAAGTCAAACTCTTTTTCACCAAAAGATTCAATATCTTTCTTAATGTACTCAGAAGATGTTTGGTAAGTCATCCAATCACTTTCTTTTGTCACGACTTTACGTCTTGTTTTTCCAGCAACTTTTTTCTTTGTGACATTATTAAATTGTTTCTTTCCAATATAATATTGTCCAGTTTTCTTACAGTATACTAAGTAGACAAATCCAAAGTACTTGGCGGGGTCAATCTCCCCGCACAGTGAAATCCAATGTCCATAAACAGGGCAATTACCAAAACCTTTAATCTTCATTCATAACTGGCTCCCAATTATATTTTTTAAACGTGAAATCATCTTTAGGATTTCGCTCTTGGTATGCAATCCAGAAGTGCTGCTCCATCAGTTCTAGTGGAGTTCTTGTCACAATCTGACCATCCCAAGATTCGTAAGTGTATGCGTCTTTCTTAGCATAAAGTTCATAGATTGCATCTAAGCACTCTTTATAGGTAGTTTTACCTTCCAGTGCATTCATGACAGCAACCTTACCAGCACCTTTTAAACCGAAGTAGTTGTCTGCATTATCACCTGCTACAGCTTGATAGCAAAGGAATTTAAAACCTACTCCGACTGTCTTCTTAGCTTTTGGTTTAGACTTGATAGGGCAATCCCAAATCTCACCAACGTTGTTATCTGCAATGAAAATTAATGGAGCTTTCTCGTAAGTCATATCAATACAGTAAGTTCCTTCAGCTTGACGAAGGTCTTTATCAATACTCATTAGAGCAGCTTTCTTACCCATCTTCTCAGCTTTTGCAATAACGATAGAGTCAGCTTCAAAGCCTCCTTTGAGAAGCTTAAACTCTGGTCGTGACAGAAGATACTCACGACAAGCAACTAGGTGTGTAGGTGTTACAGCCTCTTTCCTGTTACCTTGATATTGATGTTCAAGACCTTTGATATCTTTGTGTTTATGAACACCTTTCTCAGTAAGGTAACCCATCCATTTTCGTTCTTTACCAACGACTTTCAACCATTCCTGAAGAACTTGCTGTGTAGCCATGATTGCTTCAGCTTCACTTTTAGCTTCCTTCCAAGTCTGTCTTTCCCATTCATCTTCATCAAAATCAAGACCTAACTCTTCAGTTAAAACTCTTTGGTCAGACAACCATTGTGCTGCAAGTTTTGCGCTATCAAAAGCGTCGGATTCTTCAGCGGTGATTTTATTCACATACTTGTACTTTGCTTTTTCAACTACACAAGCACCTTTGTAAGCAATGCTATCAGAGTCAATAAAGACGTGTGTAACGCTCTCTGGGAGCTTTGTTAAGGTGTATTGTTCCATTGTACTCTCCATACGAAAAAGCCCCATACGTTCTGTACAGGGCTTTGTAGTAGTTACTGACTATTATTCGTCGTCAGTTTCGAAATCATCTTCGTCGTCATCTGGGTTTGGCAGGTCGTCGTCATCATCGTCGTCATCACCACCTTTACCTTCATCACCAGAATCTTTTGCATCTTCTTCAGTGATTTCACCGTTATCTTCAACACCTGCAAGGCCAAGCATTGCCAGTTCATCTTCGTCCAGTTCAGTCTCAGTAGCACCACCAGTACCACCAGTGTAAGGAACCAGAGTATCAATGATAAATTGTTCCTGAATTGGCTTAGTAAGAACGTTACCTTCAAATGTGTAGAAGTGAGTCGCCAGAATCACACTACCAAATGAACCGTTACCTACTGCAATATCTGGATGAATTACATCGTAAGTCTTATCATCATCGTGCTTATCAGATTTTGCTGCCTTGATTTTCTTCATAGGCTGCTTAACTGCAACACGCTTACCATTGATTTCTTCAACCAGCATTACAGGGAAACTCTGTTTTGCTGACCACACAGCACCGTCTTTATATGCTGCTGAACGACTAACCTTCAGGATGTGATAAGTTTCAGCTTCGAATGGAGGCTCACAACCAAACTTCTCTTCGAAGTCGTCTGCATCAACAGCCTCTGTAGTAACTTTATCCCAACCTTCAGTGTTGCGTTTAGATTTGGTGAACTCTTTAAAGAGCTTGTTACCATCTTTTGCCAGAATTGAAACGCTGTAGTTACAATCTTTGCCCGGAAAATGTTTATCCACTGATTTACCCTTTTGAGGGCGTGGAATAGTATTCAGGTAGTAGAACCAAACATCTTTCAGCAGATAACGCAGAGTTTCTCGTTCTTGACCATTGTACTTCTCTACCGGAGCTTTCATTTTAACAACTTTAGACATTTTAATACCTCTTTCTCAAATTAACTTTTAACTCAACTATCAAGGAGTACAATCTTACAGACTTCGTACTCCCTTGTCAAACACTTTTAAGCAGATTTCTTAGCTGCTTTACGAGCCGTCTTACCTGTACGTACTCGCTTCTGTACATAGTGTTCAGCAGACTTACCAGCAGTTGCTTTCATGGAATCGCCAAATACTTTCTCGAATGCTTTAGAATGTTTCATGAATCTCTCCGATATATTTCATATTCAAAATGTTTATTAGTCAAGGTGAAGATGTAAACTGTAGATAAACCATCAATCGCTAATGCAAATTGCTCAACATTATCTTTTGATAAATGTTCAAACTTTACTTCATGTCCCTTGTTGATGAGTACTTTACCGAACTGTTCTATCTTAGTCAAGCACTCTTTTACAAAATTTTCTCTACTTTTTTCTGAATAGAAGGGTTCAAAACCCTCCTTCAGATAACTATCAATCAGTTTCGAACGGACAGTCATCATTATCCTCATTAATCACAGGTGGAATGGTAGAACTTTCACGTTGTTCTTGTGTGTAAATCTCTCCAGATTCACGGTCAAATACTTCATCTTCATAGTGTGGCATAGAGTCATCATAATGGTCTTCAGCCTCACCAATACCAAACTGCTGACGAATATTCTCTGCTGCACCATCAATATCAACACCACAACCAGCAGCTTTCACAAGACGGCCTGTATCTGGATTATACCAAGTGTGACCAGCAATACCAGTTGATTTACCATGACGACGACACTTAGTTAACTTGATTTTTGTCAAGTTCTTTTTAACAGGGTCTGGGTCAACCTTGTTACGCATAAGCAGAATGTTGTTCATGGAAATCTGGAAGTATGCACCAGAACCCTTGATATCTTCTTCAGAAATATCACCACCTTCAGAGTTAGCCTTTTGACCACCTGCACTCTTACGAACGTGACACACGTTTACCTGAGCATACTGATAACGCTTACAACGACGAAGTAACTCAGATAATACTTCTTCTTCATCTGTGTCAGAGCGTGACAGTGCCAATGTAATAGGGTCAAGGATGATAATCTTACAATCCAGACTATTAACCAGATAGTCAACAAACTCTAGCAAGTTATCTTGGTCGATTGCCCCTTGATGGTCTACGATGTGAATACGACGACCTTTTGACAACTCAGCGTGTGCAACCTTAATTTCATCCCAATTACGCTCATCATAAGGAATCTCTGAAATCTGCTTACTAAGATGGATTGCACAGAGCATTTCCATAAGTTCTTCGTAAGTATCCTCTACAGGAATTACACCGATATTATACTCAGTGTCTTTCCATGCTTTGTAAATCATCTCACGAGTGTATGCAGACTTACCTACAGATGATGGTGCAGCCAGAGTTGTGATTTCTCCTAAACCATATCCACCATAAGTCAGTTTATTCAAATCCCCAAAAGAGTCTGGGAAAGGAATTAAAGGAATCTGACCACGATTCTTCATCGCCTCGAAACCATCTGCAAAGTTCTTAATACCAGCAGGGCAGTAACGAGGTGCGTTGTAGATACGCTGCTTAAATCCTTCTAAGACTGTATCCTTGTCTTTGAAGAACTTAGTCCACCATTCACTTAAATCCTTAATACCTTCAGGATACTGGAACAGCCTTACTTTTTCAATAGGTAAGATTCCAGCAGCCTCTTTGGTTGCTTTTGCACCAGCTTCATCATTATCAAAGCACAGGTAGATTTCATCAAATGATGTAATATACTGATAGTTCTCTTTGATAGATTTAACGTTAGCACCAGATGGTACAGAAACGTGACAGTAATTCTTACGACGCGACTTATCTTTAATTGCTAAAGAAGTCATGTAGATTGCTGTAGCACACTCCATCTCACCTTCCCAGATGAAAAGACGGTTACCACCTTCTGGAGCAATCCATGAACCGAACATAGCCAGTTCACCTTTAATATCTCCAACACCACCAGAGAAGTCTTTTAACTTACCACGCAGGTGTTCTTTGTGATAATCATCTGGGTATTTGTGACGAACTCGATAACCTACATGCTGTAATTTACCATCCTCATCCTTTTTATATGTTGGATAAAAATGTGCATCAATGTCACCGTTATCATCAATGTCAACTTTAATCCCAAGGCGTTCAAGGACTTTTGCAGGAATCTTCCTGTCTTTTAAATCCATTGCTTCAAGATTATCTTTTACATCATCTAAATCCATACCACGAAATGTACGGTTTTTATTCTCTGAACCTGAAGTATGAGTACTCACAATCTGCCCTTTATCAAAATCCCACTCTGGAAAACCTTTTCCACAACTGAAACATGTCATTGAATATGAACCGTCATCATGACGATAAATTGAACCTGCATCTGAAGATAAACATTGAGGGCGTGGACATGCACAGTGGCCTACAAACGTTCCAGCATCTTTCAGTTTTCTTGGTTTAGCCATTCACACCTCTTCTTTGCAGTTCTGCTTTAAGACCATTTTCAATCTTATCTAATTCATAAATTTCTTCTGCAATCTCTTTCCTTCTGGAAGCGACCCTTTCAAGTCGCTCCATCATAACTTCTTTAGAAAGAGATGAGAGTTCTACTGTACGGTGGTCAATTACTTTAAAGTTATTCTCTCTCATCATCAATACCTTTTATAAATTAATAATCGTTTTAAGTTTACTCTCTAAGTCTTCAATCGTTCCATTATTCTGGATAATATCACGAGAGAATCTTGTGGAGATTCCTTTTTCAGAACTATGTGACGCAACCTGAACAGCATTATTTCTGGTCACTTCAATTATTTGACTATCATAACTCTGAAGGAACTCTGCTTCAAGGTCAAATCGTAAATCACATATTAGAGCAATGCCTATATGAGACTTCTTATGGCATTCTCCAAAGAATGCTTCCATTCTCTCAGCAAGGTCTCTTATCCAGAACTTCTCACCTAAAACTTTACGGACAACTTCACTTCCCCAAATTTGTTGAATCTGGCGTGATGAGAATATGTACTCTTCTTTTAAACCGAGTCTTGTTCTGAAAGTTGGTTTAGCCACCTTCTTAATTTCAGTGATAAGTTTATCTGCAATTTCACCACACAACTTATCATCACTGTGGATACCTTTGTCTTTCATAATTTTGTAGAAAGACCACTTAACTTTTTGTAATACTTTTGAGAATGTCAAGTCAAACTTTTTAGGAGTTTCTTTTGTTACACCATACAAATCTTGCCAATCCAAGTCAAATATGAATCCAGCAGTTGCTTTTAAGTTGTCTGCAAACGCAAAAACTTTAACAGTATAGCCAGAGTCAATCAAGAGGTTTTTCACAAGTGTGCATGAGGTATCTTTTCCAGAGCGAGCCTTTCCAGTGAATGCAATTACTGATTTCATTATGTTTCTCCATAATAAAAAGCCCCCAATTAAGGAGGCTTAAAAGTTAATAACTGTTACTGCAAGCGAGCACCAGACAGTTCACGTTCAGCCATGCTGTCTAATTGTTCAACAAACTCATCGCCAAAGTTAATTGCGAGCTTAGTGCTAAGTACTGCTGCACCCGTTTGTGAGAACACATCATTAAGTGCTTTTGAGTGAGCACCTTGAGAGATTTCTTCAACAAACGCAGGGTCTGCCTCAAGCATCTTAGAAACTTCTAAGAGGGCATGGATACCCATAATGCTGAAGATTGCGTTGAGCATCGAAGTTAATTGAACCTGAACAGGATTCATTTCAATACCGTCACTAATCTGAACAAGGCGAGTCATAGTCTCTTCAGTGAGCGTCAGAACTCGTTCAGAGATTTCTTCAAAGCCCCAATCCAGTTTTGCATAACGTGGAGATTGGTCACTCATACGTTTTTCAAGTGAAGCCATTACAGAGGCAACAGATGCACAGATACACTTCATGATTTCTGCATCAGACATGTTATCAAGTTCTTTGATACCAGCTTCAGTCATCTGAATAAAACCACCAGAGTACATTTCTTCAAAGACATACGCAGCAAAAGCATCAATACCAATTGCAATGGTTTTCAAAGCAACTGACTGGTTACTCAGAAGATACTCAACTTCTTTACGGAAGTCTTCATCGTTCTCTACAGAATCTTTTACAAGACACAGTGATTCAGGAATAAATTTACCTGATAAAGAGTTACTACGCATGATGATAGCAAGAGTCTCAACAGTATTCAGCATAAATGCTTCGTTAATACCCTTCTCTTCCATAATCTCATTTACAGTTTTCATCTTTAATCTCTCTCATTTTGTTAATAGTAAGTCGGGACAATCTTAAACCTTCTTGTGAAGAGAAGTCAAGTCCTTTTTCAGACCTTGGGAAATAATTTCTATCCCATATACTCTCTGCATCTTGAAGAAGTTTGGATAGACTATCTAAGTCTGTTCCGTTTTGCAACTTGTTTTTTAAAGTATCTATCAAAAAGATTGTATCTTTCGCTTTACGTCTTTCTGAAGATATCTCTTTCATATGTTCAAAAACTGAACACTTTAGCTCATCGTCGTACCCTTCTGACAGCTCTATCTCGTGCTGAACATCAACCATTCGACGATGTTGATAAGCATACTCCTTCTGTGCCTCTAAGTAAAGTGTTTCTATCCTTTCAAGAGCTTGGACAAAATTTGTGATATCTGGGTGAATGTACATCCTCTGCATGGTTGCCTCTATTAAGTTTCTATAAAGATTTTAATCTCTTATCTTTATGTATGTTATACATATAACTTTAAAGCTTTTTAAAAGCTATTAAAAATCTTTTAAGACTTTTAAAGAATCTGTATAGTTAATCTATAAAGGGAGTCTATTAAGATAAAACCCACTTCGAAAAGACTACCACCTTGTCAAGTGATTTGTCAACTTGCTTTTTGAAGATTTTTGCTGTAGGGTATTAGGCAGACTGATTTGAGAGGGAGTAAAAATGAACAATGTAGATTTTGAAAAATTGCATTTGGTTGGTGATACAGAAACTGATGGGTTGCTCCTTGAGTTTACTAAAGCTCACGTAATGGCATTTGCAGATTACAAAGATGACAGTGATGAACCTCCTGTGTGGGTGTTCACTGATGAACCTATTCTTGGTCACAAGTACACGAAGTACATTAAAGGTGGTCTGCGTGAAGGTGTTGAGTTTGCACTTAAAGCTAAACGTCTTTGCATCCATAACGGTTTAGGTTATGACTGGTGGGTGTTTAATCACATTGCACCTGACCTATGGAACTTTGAGAATCCTAAGTGTAAACCTTGGGGTGACTTCTTTCAGGATTCACTTATCCAATCTCGTGTACAGTGGATGGATAGACCTACACCGAAAGGTTACAAAGGTGCTCATGGTTTGGCTGCATGGGGTGCTCGTGTAGGTGTTCGTAAACCAGAGATTGAAGAGTGGGGTGTATGGAATGCAGAGATTCTTACTCGTGTTGTAGAAGATATTCGAATCAACGCCAAAACTAAACGTGCTCTGGATAATGAGTACATCAAACTTAAGAAGTGTGGTGTTGACACTTATGAAACTTACATGCGAGCTAAAGAAACATCTTTCTGGATGAGCCAGCAAGCTATTAACGGTTGGAAAGCTGATGTAGAACTTATGCAGTTCCACGTTAAAGAACTTGACAAGTTGACTAATGAGTTAGCTGCTGAAGTTGAGCCACATCTACCACCAACTATTAAGACAAAAGGTAAAGTCACAGGTGAAGAGTTTGCTAAGTCTTGGAATGAGTATGTGGATACATTTGGTCACGTTGATGGTTTAAAAAGGATTACCAAGTACCCTAAGACAAAGTATCGTGAACAGATGCGTGAAGGTGAGTTGAAGCAATATCCTATCAAGCCATATGGGAAACCAACTACAAAGATTTTTAACGTTGAGAAACGTAACTGCTACACACCAACTAACACGGTTACCAAAGAAGAGTATCCTGAAGGTTTCGTAGCAATGAAAGATGCTCGTGCAGTTTGTAATGAACTGAATGAGAAGATTGGGAAGAAGTGTAAAGATTGGAAACCAGTTAAGACTGTGAAGACTGTGAAGTATTACAATGTGCATGTTGTAAACCACTTCGAGTTGGAGTCAAGCCGTTACACTGGATTGATTGATGCACCATTTACACCAATTGAGTTTGAAGTTTCACGAATGACTCAGGTTGCTGTAGTTAAAGATTATCTTAAGTCTGTTGGTTGGATTCCTGATGATTGGAACTACAAAAAAGATTCTGATGGTCGTCCTATTAAGGTTTGTCGTTTTAAAGACAACAAGAAGATGATTCGTAAACATCCTAAATGGGATGAGATGGTTGAACGTTGTGGGTTGAACTATATCGAGCATGAAGGGATTTATTACATCGAGCACAACTGGTCTGTTAAAAAGTACACAGATGTTCTTGAACCTTGCTTGATTAGAACTTCACCAAAACTAACAGAGTCTTCTTATGATACCATTGAAGGTGAACTTGGACAGAAGATTGCGAAGTATTATACTTTGATGCACCGACGCAGAACTATCGAGAACTCAAAGGATGATGAAAAAGGTTGGTTAAACCAGATTCGTCCAGATGGTCGCTTAAGTGCTGGTGCAATGGTGTTTGGTACTTCAACTGGACGTATGACACAATATGGTATTGTAAACGTACCTTCAGGTGCTGCTGTGTATGGTGAACCAATGAGGGCAGTGTGGATTTGTGAAGAGGGAACCAACGTAGTATCTGTTGATATGAACTCTGCACAGCTTGTTCTACTTTGTAACTTCATGGGTGATAAAGACTTCACCAAAGCGGTAACAGAAGGTAAAGAAGAGATTGAGTTTGTTCGTCAAGAAGATGGAAGATACTACTGTAAACATTTTGACCAGTACTTGAATCCAGAGATAGACAAGTATCTGCGTTACGACTCTGAAAACGATTTGTATGTGGTTTACTCAGGGACTGATGCTCATACACTGAACAGTATCTACTTCAGTCTGAATGATGAGCAGGATATCTTAACTTGTCGTGCTACTCAGGATGAGAATCTTCTTCATGAGATTAGCAAGGGACGTAAGAAAGCTAAGAATGGTATCTATGCACTGTTGTTTGGTGCAGGTGATGAGAAGTTTGCCAAGACAATTAAAGCAGCAACTACTCAGGAAGGTGCATTGACTAAACAGACTTACTTTGTGCGTTTGCCGAAGATTAAGAAACTGTTAGACAACTTGGAAGCTGATTTCAAAGCAACTAAGAAAGCACTTGAAGAGGTGTTTGGCAAGACTGCTGCAATTGCTAAAGGTGGTTTTGTTAAGGTTGCTGGAGCTTGGTTGTGGTGTAAGTCTCCACACAAACTCTTGAACTATTTGCTGATGGGTTCAGAAGCACAAGTTCAGAATGAAGCAATCAACCTTGCATGTCGTCGTATGATTGATGAAGGTTTGATGAAGTTGAATGGTCGTAAACCAGCTATTGGCGCTCGCTTACTCTGTGCTTACCACGACGAAACAAGTTGGGAATGTCCAGAGCACATGACAGCAGATGTGAAAGCAGTAACTGACTGGTATTATGGTCAAGCATCTAAGAACCTTGGACTAAGAAAAGAGACATTGGTCACAGGTGCAGGTAAAGTTGGAAAGAGTTGGTACGAGGTACATTGATGCAAGATTATGGTTTTACTCATGAACAATTAAAGTCATGGATACACTATGACCCCTTAACAGGGGTCTTAACTTGGATTGGTAGACCACCTAACAGTAGTCGGGTGGTTATAGGGAGCCAAGCTGGGTCAATAAAAAGGACAAAATCTGGTGTGTATCTTCATACACAGATACTAGGTTACAGGACAGGAAACCACCGCATTGCTTGGTTCTGGATGACTGGAAAATGGCCTGATAACCACATTGACCATAAGGATGGAGATGGTCTAAACAATGCTTGGGAGAATCTTAGAGAAGCCACGAAAGAGCAGAACATGGCTAACAGGAGACAACCTAGAACATCAAAGAATTTAAAAGGCGCTAGTAAAAGCAAGTCTGGAAAGTGGATTGCACAGATTAACCATAATGGAAAGACTATCCATATTGGCACATACATGACCGAGCAAGAAGCCCACGAAGCCTACTGTGAAACTGCTATAAAACTCCACGGAGATTTTGCAAAACTTAGTTGACAAGGTGCTCATGGAAGAGTACCTTATACTATATATTGTATAGGAGGTTTTTATGACACTTTCAGAGATTGAATCACAACTTAAGGTAAGTGGTTACACTCAAGAGCAAATTGATGAGCTAAACATCATATCCATGCCAAACCGTTTTGTTAAAGCTTTTGGGTTAGAAGTTGTAAGGATGGCACATATACTCATTGTGGATGGTCTTCTTATCAAAGACAGAACTGGTGCTTTGAAAGGTAAGAGAATCGATATCACGGAGATATTATGAGTCACCGTGGTAGAACTCATCTTGCCATGATGCAAGGGGCTTCAAAAGAGACTATCAAGAATCGTAAGAAAACTCTTTTTGACAGAATGAATAGACTCATTGACAATGCAAGTCTACCTAACTCTGAAAAGGTTTTCTTGAAAGGGAATCTGAAGAGTATTGCACAGGAACTTATTGACATTGAATTTTGGAGACACCAAAAATGACATATGAAGAAGCTATCGAAGCTATGAAGCAAGGTAAAAAAGTTCGAAATGAAAATTTCACACCTGAAGAGTTCTTTGAAATGAAAGACGGAAAGATTGTCTGTGAAATGGGTTACCCAATGGCTTCATGGTACAAGGGAGAACCTTGGCAGAAAACTGGATGGAGTATCTTTAATGAAATTTTACACCATTTGGGGTAGAGTCGGTAAAGGTTATGACTGGATTCTCCTTAAAACAAATGTTAAAAGTAATGAGATAGTTTACTACAAAGTCTATTACCATAAAACTTTTAGAGAGGTAGAGTATCGTGAGCAGTAGAGAAGAAGAAGCTTTAGCAATCTTCAAGAATGAAGATAAATCAATATCTTTTGTATCAGAGGCTTGGTGCAGGGGCTTAGGTTATGATTGGTATCTCTTCTTATGTGCTAAGAAAGATGTTAAACCAGTTGATGAAACCCGATTCAAAGAACTGTATACTGTCTGCCAAGAGGGTTATGAAGAACACTACGAAGGCTCTTTGAATCCTGTAAATTCAAAAGCTTCAGATTTATTTTATTGAGAGGTCTAAAATGTTAAAATTATTGATACCAGCTTTAGTAGTTCTACTAGTTGGGTGTAACCCTTCTTACGAGAATAAGGATGCTTCTTACAGACTTCCTCCAGAAATGCAAGACTGCAAGATTTATAAGCTTAATGGTGATGCAACTAGCAGGGATGTTATTGTAGTTCGCTGTCCAAATTCTCAGACGACTACTTCTTACAAGTATGGAAAGAATAGTCAGTCACATACTACTGTTTTTGATTGAGGATATTAATATGCAGGTTCTGGTAAATTTTATCTATAAGTATGAAAACATCTTCAGCACCATGACTGAAGGTCAACGCAATCCAGTTATCCCACGGGAAGGGGAGATTGTTGAGATTAATGACTGGAACCACAGAGTTGCAGAGGTCAAGCATAAACTTAAAGATGGTTATGACCACCAAGTTGTAAATGTGTATTTAGAAGGTAAGTGGCAATGAGCATCTTACATATCATCTCTGAAGATTTTGGAGGGTGCTCTTGGCACTCATTTTTCACAAAAGGTTGTCTAGCTTGTGAGGCACGTAATAAATGACAATTCTGTACAAACAAAATAAAGATGGTTCTTTCAACGTCTGGTCATGTGTTGCTGTAGGTGATAAAGTCATCACAACTTATGGTAAAGAAAACGGCAAGATGATGTTTGAAGAGTACACAGCAGAGCCAAAGAACATCGGCAAGAAGAATGAGCGTAATGCTGAACAGCAAGCTCTCTTTGAAGTTGCTGCTAAGTACAAGAAGCAGGTTGACCGTAAAGGGTATGCTTACACAAAATCTGAAGCAGAGAATGTTGAAAAGGTTGGTGTACAGCTTGCTCAGGATGCTTCCAAGATAAGTCACAAGAAGTATCTGGTATTCCCTGCCGATGCTCAACCTAAACTTGATGGGGTTCGTTGCAGGATTTCAAGAGATGTTGACTCAGAAAGTTTTACGGCATATTCTCGTGAGAACACGGTATACAACATACCTGTAGAGTTGATTCCTGATGTTCTTCTTATGCTGAAGCTTCATAAAGATGTTGAAGACTTCGACGGTGAGATTTATGCTCATGGTTGGGACTTGGAAGATATTGTATCTATGATTAAGAATGCTGACAATCCAGACCGTCACCTTCTTAAATTCTACTGGTATGATATCTGTGACAAGACTAAATCTTGGCCTGAGCGTCGTGAAGTTATTGAGACTTCACCTTTAAATGACCTGAGAAATGGTTGTAGAGTTATCCCTGTCAAATCTCGTCGTGTTAACTCTTGGGAAGAATTTGACACTGCTCATGATAAGTGGGTTGAAGCGAAGTTTGAAGGGGCAATGTACCGTTCAATCGCTCCAGATTCGTTCTATGAGTGTGGTCATCGTTCATACTTCTTGATTAAGCACAAGAAGATGCACACCAAAGAGTTTATGGTAACAGGTGTGAAGACTGATAAGCGTGGTCATGGTAAGTTCGTTGTAGAGACTATTCCTAACGTCTTTGTAGATGTTTCATGGAAGACTACCCATGAGAAGAAACAGTATCTTGCTGAACATCCTGAAGAGTTTATCGGGAAGCCTTTAACGGTTCAGTTCCAGAAGATGACTCGCAAGGGGTCTTTACAATTTCCTGTTGGGCTAGTAATTCGAGATTATGAATAGAGGTTAGTATGCTTAGTGCAATTATCCTGTTTGTTTTTGTTGTCTTATCATTATCTTACTTCATAAGTAAACTTTTAAGTATAACATACAAGGCAGCCTTAGCCCTTACTTTGTTGTCATTTGCAGTAAATGCAGCAGTCAGAATGTATTTAATATAAAGTTGTTGACATGAGCAACCTGACGGGTATACTACCTATATAGAAAATTATATAGGAACCCGTCAGGAACCTTGGAGGTATTTATGAAAAAGTTACTTGTTGGTATTGTTGCTCTTGGCATGAGTTTTAGCGCAGCAGCTATGAAGATGCCTGAAGCAAACTTTAATGGTGTTGCTTTAGAATCTTGTAAGATTGTACAGAAAATCGCTTCAAATGCTGGAGAGTTGACTAAACCGTTGTCTGCTCCGACTGTTCAAGAAATGACTGATAAGATGGTTGACTACAACTACCATTTTATGGGGGATTACTATGACAGATTAGCAGATGAGATGGTCACTCAGAACGTTGACATTCTTGATAGCAAAGGTATTGAGAATGTAGAAGATGTGAAAGACAACTTTATGCGTGAGTCTTTCAAAGGTGTTCAATACTTTATTGAAAATCGTCACTGCATGGGTTTATAATCATGAAGAAGAACATCTGTAGAACAGACTATGGTGAAGTAGTTGATGATGACGGAGTAGTTATTTACAGGGTTTGGGCAAGTGATTATTCAACCATTGTAGAGTCTTTAGATAACTACATCAATGGGACTCGTGAAAACGTCAGAGCAACTAATCTTGATTCGTTAATAGACACTTCTCGAAAACGGAGAAAGAAAGATGAATGAAGTCTTTGACCCTTATGCACCTCAAGATTCTTGGGAGGCTGATAGAGAGGCTGAAATGGAGAGTTATATCTGTCCAATGGATATTGCAGAGATGAAGGATTTTGTATCTTTCAGATTCTCTAAAGAGGTTGAGAAGTTAAAACTTTCTCAGGCTCAAGTAGCAACTGTTTGTGAAATCTCACAGAGTCGTGTGTCAAATATCATTAACGACCCTCAAAAGATTTCTTTGGAGTACATGCTTAACGCTTGTGCAAAACTTGGTGTAAACTTTAACTTAAGGCTGGCAGATTAATATGAAACGTGAAAATGCAATCTTTAATGATAACTTTGCAATTGGCTTCTATGGTAAACCAACTCCGTCAGAGAAGCTTTATGGTAATGCAATTCTGGAGACCTTGAAAGAGGTTTACACAACTGGCGGTATGAAGCACACTGAAGCAAACCGTGTAAGAGGTTATATGGCAATTGGCTCTGCAATCTCTAACATTAAGCTGGAAACTACCAGTGCTAAGAAGGTACGAGACCACTTCATCAAGGAGTTGTCAGAGAACCTAGATGGTGTTGATATCAAGGCTGTCTGGTTAGATGTTGAAGGTCACAACTACACAACTTTTGTATTTAAAAATGAGGATATCAAATGTCTCTTCCCTTAAAACTTGATTTATACTTTGGATACAGTGTATTGCAAGGAAGCATACTGTCACTACCAAAGTCAGATTATCGTTGTGATTTAGGTTCTGTGAAACGTGCATCACACTTTAATAACAACATCTTAGGCTTGCAGACACTTCATAGGTGGCTTGAGGAAGATGGGCGGTTGAATGAGTATCTTCACCAACTAGAACTAGCCAAGGAAGAAGGTCATATGGGTTATGAGATGCTTCCACGGCTTTATAAACCCGTAAGCCCTAATGAGATTCGTTGGAATGAGCAAGCTGTTGAGAGTTATAGCAAATTTAATATAACTATTGGCTCCAGAGCTTGGAAGGAGTATATGAAGCTCCGTGAAATCATTATACAGACCGTTGGAAAGCGTGTAGCAAAAGGTCTTGCTTATGATGAAAAGGTTGACTGGAATACACAAAAGTGTATAAAATTCTTTAAGTACGATAATGACAAGGATACTTTTGTAGAGGTTTAACATGAAAATTGGAATTACTCTTTGCCAGCCAGAAGCAGAGTTCTTGAAATCAATGTTGTCTGAGCATATGAAATCTACAAATCATACTGAAAAGACATTCTTGATTGATACTAACTATGATGCGGGAACTATTGAGTTCATTGATGAAGACACTGCTGACTCTCTGTGTGTTCTTCCTGCTCATCTGTTTACTCCAGAATTACGTGATAGTCGTTCTATTGAAGTCAGTATGGAGCCAAGCATTGAACTCTATTCAGGTACACAGTACCCAAGGAGTTTTAAAGCCTTGCTAAACATCTTTATAGCTGATATTGTAGAGATTGTTAAGCAGACTGAAGGTGGTCATGTAGTGACTGCTGAGTACGAACAAGGAACTATCAAGTTGACAGGTGATTTTGGTTCTATGAGTTTCTTAGACTTTATTCCAAAACACTTTGAAGATTTTCTGTCAAGTGAAGTTGATGACCTTGACTTCATACTCAAATTTGAACGCACTTTTAAGGTAAACAAAAAATGAAAATCTTAAGCGGAGTATCACAGTGTTACATGAATGATGGTGAACCAGTTAAATGCTGCCATTGTGGAGGTGAGAGTTTCCAAGGTGAAGTTTCAGAGATTGTCTCTGGAAACATTGCTGAAGAGTACACCCGTTGCTGTGGATGTGGAAAGATTTTATCTTTTTGGGCGTATGGTAGCTATGAGCCTCAACCTCATCTGGTTTACCACCCTAACAAGATTGTGAAGCGTGTTCTGAACTGGTTTATTATCAAAGGATTTACAAAATGATTAAGTTAATTTTTGCAAGTGGTATTAATGGGGAGTTTGGCACAGCTACTGGAATGCCTTGGCCTCGTAATAAACAAGATATGGCAGAGTTTAAGAAGCAGACTGTTAACCAGTTAGTCTTGATGGGTAGCGAAACTTGGAAGACTCTTGGGAGCAAGCCTTTGCCAAACCGTGAGAACATTGTCTTGACAAACTCTCTTGACTTTTATGGTCTGGATTTTAAAGATGAATCTCATTGTAAAGCAAGAGTTAAGCCTGAAGCTTTTGGGGCTTTCCTGAAGTATATTGACAGTTCTATTGATGAAGACGTTTTAGTAATTGGTGGGGCTAACATCTTAGTATCAGCTTTGCCATATGCTGACGTAGTTTTCCACAGTGTTATTAGTGAAGTTACTGAAGAGGTTACTGTCAAGCTTCCTTATGAGGGTTTCTTCCAGTACTTGTATGATACTGAATTGTTTGCTAAAGTACAGTCCAAACCTTCAGAAGATAAGTCTGTAGTGTTTGATACCTATGTTCCACAAGTAAGAGGACGTTTCTAATATGTCACAAGCAGATGTAAACTACAAAGCTATTTTAAACCATGTTTTATCAGTTGGTGAGTTGCGTCAAACCAGAACTGGCTCAGTGATTTCCACCTTTGCTCCACCTGAGTTCCGTTTTGATATGCGTAGTGGATTTCCATTAATCACCTCAAAACAAACATTTATGCGTCAAGTTCTTGGTGAAGCATTATGGTTTATTAACGGTGAAAATAAACTAGGTGACCTACGTTACAGAACTTGGGGAGAGAACGACGGAGAGCGTTGGACTATCTGGACAGATGATTTTAAACGCTGGTTGAAAACAAGCTATGCTACAGAGAATGATTGGCTGGAGGATGCTGGAGGAAGAATCTATGGAGTCCAATGGAGAGCCTACGAAGGTCATGGTGGCGTTGTTGTAGACCAGTTGAGTAATCTTGTAGAGAAGATGAGAAAGTCTCCTACAGACCGTTACATGCTCGTTAACGCATGGAATGCAGCAGATATCTCAAGCAACTCTATGGCATTAGCACCTTGTCATGTACTTTTCCAGATTTATATCTCGAACACTAATGAGGTGGATTTGAAATGGTATCAGCGCTCTTGTGATACGTTCTTAGGGTTACCGTTTAACATTGCTTCCTATGCCTTTATCTTGGAAGTGTTGTGTAAACTGACAGGATATACACCACGTTACTTGGTGGGTACTTATGGTGATACTCAAATCTATCAGAACCATATGTCACAGGTTTTTCAGCTTCTTGGTAATGAAGAGTTTCCCGCACCTAAGTTTGAAATTCATCAAGATTTGAAATCTCTTGAAGATTTGAAACACATGACAGCAAATGACTTTATAGGTGGTTTGAAAGACTACAAACATGCTGGTAACATTGCAGCACCTTTATCAGTAGGTAAGTAGAAACAAAAAAGGCTCCCGTAAAAAAGGAGCCTTAGAATTATTTCTTTTTAGTGCTTTGAGTATTTTGTTCTGTAATTGCTTGCAAAGCTGATACAGATTGTGCTAAGTTGTTAACACTGTCAGAGAATTTATCAAGGGTTTTAGTCAACTTAGCGTTTTCTCCCTTAACGTTCTCTAGCTGCACTTTCTGGTTCTCCATCCCTAATTGTAGGAGCTTCATATCAGACTGTAAGTCACGAATAGCTGAATAGTTACCTTTTGAGTAGCCGTCCAATTGTTGTAACTTATTTGTAATAGACACTTCCTGTTTACCATCAGAGACCTGCATAGTTGTGTACATACCAATTACACTAAAAATACCTACAACGATTGCACCAATATTGTTCTTGAAAGCATCTTCTAACCACTTCATTATTTCTCACCTTTAAAAGCCTTTTCCAAGGTATCAACAAACTCATCATCAATAGGTGTATCTGTCTTACTCGCAAGATACCTTGCAAGCTTGAAGAACACTTTTTCAATCATGTATTCACTGAGAAGAGAAAAAAGAAGCTTCCAGAAGAATGCCCCAAGGTTTTTCATGAGGATTGCTAGAATGGTCGGCATTTAATCACCTTACTTCTTGAGCCAAGATGGTGAGAATACCTACTAAGAAATATTAACACCATCTTGACAGTTAGTCAACAAGGTAATTATGCAGTTCTTACCCAAGCCATTAATTTGATGAAAGCGTTAGTAACATCAAACGCTGAACCAGAACCTGTACCACCAGTTGTCCCACTTACTGTATGTGAGTGAGCACCAATTGCTACAGTGTGGGAGTGGTTACCATCACCAGCAGCACTACCAGAGAAAGTGTGAGTGTGGTTACCAACTGCCTCGGTAGCTTGGTTACCAGCTACACCAGCCCACTGACCAGCAGCACCTACATAGGCATACTGTTGAGAAGTGTTCAGATAACGAACTGCAACGTTATGAGAGTGAGAACCAGCACCAGCAGTTGAGCCAGATACAGTGTGTCCATGCCAACCTGCAACGTTCGTTCCCTTTGTACCATAGTCAAATGAAGAGGTAGTCGCAGAGAAGCTGTGTGTGTGGCTTGGAAGATGCCCTACAGCAATACTCTTAGAGTCTGAACCACCAACTGCACCAACATCACTACCATTCGGGTTTGCAATCCTAATAGTCCTTTGATTACCATTTGATAAGTAAGTCCAAGTAGTTCCTGCAAAGGTTGTGTTAGGGTTTACATTCGATGCAAAGAACGTTACCATACCAACTGGATAGATTTTGTTAAGGTCTGTAGAGTTAGTAATTGCTGTTGCAATCTTCTGGTCAGTTTCTGCTTTAGTGTAAGCTCCAATATCCGATGGAGTTGGTTTGAAAGCTGTTGTATACAACTGAGCTTCACCAGCAAAACTACCATCAGCACCAAAAGCATAAGTCCAAGCCGCTAAACCCTTAGAGCCATATTGGAAAGAGATACCTCTAGAGTGACCAGCATCAGACCTTTCTGGGTGTCCAACGTGAATTGCTAAATCTTGCAAGGCAACCGATACACCATTATTTCTAATAAAACCAGAGTAAGCCAGACTCACAGCAGTAGGTTCGGATACGTTATTTGCAGAACGAGTCATGAGTGACTGAGTTAGCAGTTTTGTTTTAACAAAGTACCTTGAATCAAAGTTTGACAGGTCAGTTGGTTGTACCTGACCAGTAATACCAACTGTTTTAGTAATGTTAACAGTGTTATTAAGTGTGATAGCTGCACCAGTTGTGTCATTAGCAATGAATAGTGTTTCTGGATTATTTTGGCTACCATTACCAATATACCACCTTCTAACATTATTAGCATTCATACTTGCAATATATAAAGGAGCATTCAAAGTTACATTCTTCAAAACAATTGGTGTTTCATCGGACAAGAATGTTTGATATCCATTGAAAGTATTGGCAGCGTTAGTTCTTGCAAGAACGTTTGTCAAAGAACTTGGAACATATCTTGAGTCAAAGTTTGTAAAATCAGATGGCTTAACCTGACCAGTAACATTCAAAGCCTTGCTGAAGAAGAACTCTGTAGAGATTCTCATAGCAGCACTTGTCATCTGGTTAAACAAGTTAATGTCCTGCTTAGTTCCATCTGGCTGACCAAGATACCAAGCTTCTGCACCAGAACCATTGTATGCTTGCATAAAGACAGCACCATTTGTCGTACTTGGCTTCAATCTTAGTAATGCACCATCAGCAGTAATTGTCTGATAGTTTGTGAAGATGTTAGAACCTGTCATGGTATTGTTTGCAGCAAGTCTTGCAAATCTCAAATCAGCAGCACTCTGTGTAAAGAATCTTGCATCAAAGTTACCCCAATCATTAGGCTGAACCTGTCCATTAACTGTGAAGGTTTTATCAACACTAACAGTTGTTGTACCTAAAGTCAACTTAGCACCTTTACTATTAACAAGAGTTACATCATTACTTGCATCAAGGTTACCTACAGTGAATCTTAAGTTGTTTGATGAGTCTCTTGCTTCGATAAATGCTCCAGCATCTGGATAAATACTTTTCAGAGTCAGACCAACACCATTAATGTTAATAATCTGTCTTGCTAAGAAAGTATTCTCTGTAGCTTTCTGTGCATATCTTTCATCGTTTTCTGAGTTACTTCTCATACCCAAATCAGCAGGACTTGGTTTATTAAGAGTGTGGTAAACAAATGCTGTTCTTGTTGCATCAGCAACTTTCAAAGCTAGCCCATTAGCGTTAATTTTAAAAGTCTTGGCAACATCCCCTAAAATAATCTCAGAAGAACCTGTTGGGTCTAATAAGTCCTTTCCACCGTAAGTTAATTTAACAATACCCAGATTACCTGTCATATTCCCGCCAGCTAATTGCAAGAATCTTTCAAGTCTGAATGAAGCTAAGAAGTTTGCATAGGTCATTTTACGGTCTTCATCACCTAGCATGTCTGACCTTTTAATTACTCTCAAATGTAATAGGTCGTCTGAGCGAACTGTGTCAATTGTGTTTAGTTCACTTAGTTTGTATTCAGCCATTTATCAATCCTCTTTATAGGGGCTGTGTAGCCCCTTTATAAAATTTTAAGCAACTCTCTTCCACACATAAACAACATAAGAAGGTTGTTCAACACTAAAAGCTTGGCTACCACCAGTGCTACCGGATGTACCAGAGTGAGTATGGTCAGCATTAGCAATATTAACAGTGATGTTGTGAGAGTGAGCACCAATTGCTACAGAGTGGCTATGTGAGCCAATTGCTACAGAGTGAGCATGAGCACCAATGTACAAAGAGTGGTTGTGTGCTCCAATTGTAACAACGTGAGAGTGGTCACCTGCTCCATAAGTTGGTTGTGAAGTTGAAGTTACGCCACCATCACCACCTGCTGCGAAGTTATTATTACCACGTCCACCAACGTTCTGAACAAGAGCTTGGTGAGTGTGTTGACCAGAATTATTGGTGTTCTTTGAACCATAATCAAAAGTACTGGTATACTTAGTTCCGTGGTCAAAGTTACTTGTAGATTTAGTACCATAGTCAAACACACTTGTTGTTTTATTTCCGTGGTCAAAACTTGAAGCAGACGCACTATTACCATGCGTGTGAGTTCCACCAGTTAAATAAATAGAGTGAGTGTGTGCTGGTAAGTTATTTTGATTCAATGTTACAGTTGAATTACCAAAATTAGTTTCAACTGGTCTTGTATCAGAGTCATAACCAACTAATGCCCTACCTTTAGATACAAGTTCCCAAGTACCCCCACACAATAAATATGTAGCAGGGTTTGCAGGGTTAACTGTCAAATGGATAGAACCAATCGGGTAACTGTTCTGGATAGCTCTGTAAAGAGCATTTACAGCCCTTGCTGTAGCATACTTATCAGCATCTTCAGTGTACGAGTTTGAATAAGTCCAGTTTTGGATATTTGACAAACCTACTTGAGTCTTAGTAGTGTTGTGAGGGTTATTTTTGTCGTTAATGTGATTCTGGATAAGTGTATTAACTTCATCACTTGACAGGATTCCAAGATTTAATCTAGCCTCAGCAACATCTACAACATCTGATAAATTATTTGCAGCTACTAATTGGAGGGCGTTAATAACATTACCAAGTTCTACCTGCACCTTTGTGACACCATGTGGGTTGTTTCTTAAAGATGCGTGTGGAGCAAGTAATTGTTCTAGTGTGCAACGCTTATCTTCAATACCTTGCTTTAAGTGAAAGATATCACTCATGTCAATAGGTAAAGAGGCTTGAGGCAATGCACTAATTTGAATTTCACCAACTGCCATTATTAGCTCCCTACATACTCATATGTGTAAAGGTTTTTTGTCGTTGTGTTAGCAACACCAACTGAGCTATCAATAAGTAGCCAACCATTTGCAACTAAATCTGGCTGCTCAGTGGCAAAAGAACGAACTTCACCAACTGTACCATTTACTTTATTAAGCAAATAGTTGATAATATAGTTAAACCACTGGCGACCCATAGGTTCTCCCCTTAATAGGCCAGTGGCTTGAATTTCTGGGGGTGGTAATACTTTAAGCTGGTTACCGTCAGCATCAACTGTGTCTGTAGACCATTCAAGAGACATTATGAACTCCCTTCTTGTTGTGATTTATCTTTTCTACCTTTGACGATTTGAGCAACTTCTGCCATAATACCATAATCGCCACCAGTTACCGTTTCTTTACCAGCAATGAAATAGTCACTACTATTGTTTGTCTTGCTGACTTTCATATAATCTTTACTGGTACTCCCACCAGTTTTATCAACTCTAAAATAACCATCCCTGATACCAGCATCTGCAAAGCTACCTAATTTGTTAGCCTCCAGAGAACCACCTGTGTTGTTTGTAATAAGACCCTTGTTAGTGTCCGTAACAAACCAGTTATTGTTCTCATCAGTAATTGCCAAGGCTGAGTCAGCCACCTCTACAGGAGTCCATGCAGTCCCGTTTAATGTAACATCTCTTAAGATGACTGCTGAACCAATAGTTGTTGCAGCAATCTTTGAAAGAGTGTATGCTGTATCTACAACGTTGTTTCGAGTATTTACACGAACAACAATACCACCCGTCATAGGTGTGATATGTTCAAAAATTTGGCTAAACTTTGCATTATAAAGAGTCATAATAGCCCTTTGTAGAAAGGCTGGTGTAGTGTCAGAACGTCTTAAGAAAATCTGGATGTACAGGATAGCTCGATATGCTTCATCATCAGCACCAATAGGACGAGGGACTTTAATCAAAGCCCCAATGTTATCAAGTTGAGTACCAACACCTACTCGAATATTTCTTTCAGTATAAAGTTGGTTACTAATATCCTCTACTAATTGTAACTCATCTGTAATAGATTTCAATAGACTAGTGTAAATAAACTTATCTTTGAATTGAGTTACAGTTCTTTCATCCAATGTTTTCTCATAAAAGTTATCAATCTTTTCAATCATTGTTACTCCTTGGTGATTGTGTACTGAGAGCTTTCCCATACAGTATACTGGTCACCGTCAATAGTAATTCTTGCAGTTGTGTACTGGTCATCAGAAGGTGGAACTGCTTGGTTATTTGACAGAGCTACTTTGATTTCATTAATCTCAATACCTTGAATAACGTCATAGATGTGTCCATAAATCCTGTTAGGGATAACATCATTACCAACCTTCAAAGTTCTACCATAAGCATTGATACCTTGAACAATTCTGTCATGGATATCCTGCTCAGGGATGTTTAAACTTTCTTCATCGTACAGTGAGTAAGTCACCTTGACAAATACATACTTAGGCATTGGTCTACTGAAATAAACGTTGTGAGGTAATGAACCTAAGTCATATGCAGTACCAAAGATAGTACCAAATGCACGAATACCAGCAGGTTTTGTGTCCCAGATTGCTTGTGCGATGTTATCATTCTGACCACCTACAACGACAATCTTGAAAGACTTTGGAGGAAGCCCATCAGAATTTGTAGTCTCTGTGTCGTTCTCTACACCAGAAGCATCAGATACACCTTGAACCCTCTTGACAGCAGCCACAATAGCGTCTAAAGTACCTACACCAGTAACGGCTAAGGATTCTAGGTAACGCTGTCTAAGCTCTGTGTCAGTTTCTTCGTTACGACCAGTTACTAAATCATATCTGTTGAATACACTATCAAGACCATCTACAGTTGTCTCAATTTCAATAAGTGTCCCTGCTAAGGTCTGGATAGCTCCAGTTTCTTCAGCTACAACGTCACTAATTGACACAATCTTTGTAAATGTTAGGAAGGTTGTTGCAGTTACAACCATAGGGTTTGTTCTTGCAATGATATCTCCAGTATCTTTGTAGATTCTTAATAGGGAGCCATCATTAATAACTTCAGCCTTTGCAACAATACCACCATTAATAGCATCTGCTAAGTTTTGTAGCAGGGTTGTGATGGTGTCGGAACTTGTAGGGTGATAAGAGTACTCAACGTTATCAATGATAATAACATAGTTTGCATCAGTACGTAAAGAGTTAACTTCCAAATTTGCTTCAACACAGTAAGAAGGTGTCAATGTAAATGTATTGACAGGGTAGAAAACATTACCTGCTGTACTTCTTAATCTTGTTGTTGCTGGAACCTGAGCACCAGAATTACCTGTGAACTCTGCTTGCCCTCTTGTAGCTTGTGCTACATATCTGTATACAGCGTTCAAAGCTGTTACATCATCTAAACTGAACCCTTCAGCTTTGTCAATAGTACCACCATCGTATACTTCTGACAAGATTTCGTGAACATCTGCAAGACCTCTACAAATTGAAGCTAAGAAGAGGCCAAGCTCACTATCTTCAGAAACATCAAGGTTTGGTGAGATATCTCTGTAAAGGCTTGCTTTAATATCATCCAAGATTTCTTGATATCTTTTTGTCTGCAAACCTGTAAGTGTTAATCCAGCCATTAAATATTTACCTCTGCATTAATTTCAACATCGTCAGCAGTTGTCGTTGCATTAAATCTTACTGACACTTTTCTCATTGCGTTATCCATTGCTGAAGAGTAGTTGTAGATGTTTGTCACATCTCTCGTATCAACAAGGTAACCTTTCATATAGTTATCAAAAATAGAAGTCTTCTGCTTGAACTTAGCAAGCTGTAAATAAGGGAATCCAGCAGAGGTATTAAAGAATACTTCTCCAGCCCTTAGAAGACACCTAATATGTAATCTCTGTGCTACCTGAGTAGCTTTGTCATCTTCTGGGATAATTCTAATCTGATTACCCACAATTTTTAAATCTCCGTGAGCTACGTATACAGAATCACTACCTAATTTAGCTACGTAGTCTCCACCAAGGTTAATTGCAAAATCTGTCTTCATTATTGTGCCTCTGTTGTATCAGCTTCACCGCCACCGTCAGTCCAGTAGTAATGGTGATTGTGTTCGTTGAAACTAACTCCAGTAGTGTCACTGACAAAATCTGAACCGTGAACTTCACCTTTAGCAAATACATCTTCTTCAATATATAAATTCTTAGAAATATGTACATCGCCAGTAAACCAGAAATTACCATCATCAGTAATCCTTAATACAGAATCACCATAATGCAATCTAACTGCTGTTGGGTCTGGATTGAAGTTTTGAGTTCTTGTACAGATACCCACAAAAGCAACACAGTCAGTCATGTCATGTGTTCTTCTAAGGTTTGTTTCCATCTGTACGTTTTTATCGTTAACTACGAAGTCATCAAGTGGAAGCATAGAGAATGCTAACCAGCATCTGTCATTTGGTTTTACAGGGAACGTTAAAGATGCTCCACCACCACTAGGGAATTGAACTGGAACACCTGTAATTTCTGGCATAGGTAATCCATCTAGTGAATATAGAGGTTTTACCGTGGCAGATTGTGTTTTTGAGTCGTAAGCAACAATAATAGCTGGAAGACCAGTGTAAAGTTCCTTACGAAATTCATCCAAACACTCTGTAACGTACCCTGACATTCTTGTTACAGGGGATTTCATTCTACCTTCTCCAAGTCTAATTCGGTTGTCCAAGAGCCACCTGTGAAGTCTAAGCTGTGGGATAAACCCTTAACTCTGTATTGACCTTCAAAGTCTTCACTCTCACGAATAGTGACGTTATCACCCATCTTAATTCTACCGTCTAAGTGAATCTTGCAACGGACACCAGTTTTGACTTTAATCTCTGTCTTATTTTGTTTCTTCAGAACCTTTCTAGTTCTTCTGTAGTAACCTTGCAGAGAGTCAATAACGTTGTATGGGAAAATCTCCCAAGATAACTGTTTAGCTTTTGCATTAAAAGGTACGATACGAATTTGCTTATTGAAGGTATACCAACGTAGGCTACTCTCTTCACAGACCTTTGTTAATGCCTCTGCTGTACTTCCCCAGACACTAAAACCATTCTTGTAAGTGTATCCTTGGATATTAGAAAGGTCTTCATCAATAAGTGTGAAACCTAGTCTTGATACCAAGTCTTTAATAACACTCTGTCTGGTTGTTCCAGCTTTATATGAAATAGAACTCTTGATAGTAGTTCTTTCCATCTTATCATTAGAGCAGATTACTTTTGTAATCATATCAACACCACGCTTATATGTATAAGCATACTCAATTGTACCTAAATAGATGAGTGGGAGGTTGTCGTATTCAATGATTAAATCACCGTTAGCATCTCTTTTAAATCCAGTTGTGTATCCAGCCCTTAACATAACTGTTGCACCAACCGTTTTAAATTTTGCTCTCATCTCTTTGTTCAGGTTATAAATCTCAAATGTGGTGTCATCTGTTGTTACTTTATTCTTTTGAGATGTGTAAGAGACATTGCAAGTAAATTGCAGATTATCAAAATATACCATCTCTTGAGAGTCTTTAGCATGACTTGTAGGCTTATCATTAAAGGCTGTAGTTTCACTCCCTACAGCCAATTGATAACACCTGAAAGATGCTCCAGCAGTGTTATCGTGAACAGACATTATAAATTCTCCATCAATCTCATATCTTCAGATGTGTAATAGTTAAGTTCAAATGCCTTACCTCTACCAAAATTATTTCTGGTAGGCTGTAAATCTGTTCCATAAATTCTTTCAACGAAGATTTCACCAGCTAAGGAAGGAATTACGTAGCGGCCTGTGATGGATTGGTCTGCAAGGCATTTCTTTTCAGATAATAATACATTACCATCAACATCAGATAGCGTCAAGAACCATCTGTCAAGCCTACCTTTATACTTTAATTCAATAATGAATACAGCACCATCTAAAGTTACCGTTTGAGTTGACCAAGCAGTGTCTGGTACAGGAATATATTGAGACATTAGTAAGTTCCTTTCTTGTTAGGGTTTACAGAATAAGTCTTCAAAGCATTACCTTCACCAGCAGTGATTGATGATTGTCTAATTGCACTTGCAGCAGCAGCGTTTGCTTCATCACTAAATGATGTAACACCTTTTCTGGTATTTGCTGAACGTCCACACATACCAAGAGCTTTATATTCAGAACTTGAAAGTTCTCTTACACCGTTTGCTTGCAAGTCATATAATAATTGACAGTTCAGTTTACCACTTCCAATAGACGTTGTGGTGTTACCTGTATTTTTCTTTGAAGTAACTCCATCGTCTTTTGTAGTTGCTGTTTTACCAGTTGCAGCAGAAACATCAGTTGTCCCAACTACAGCTTTGAAGTTAATTTCTTGGAAGGTCATCTGAATACGAAGACCATTAGAAATTGTATGTTCCTTCGTAGCTTTGAACTGTGTAATAATTGAGTCATCAATCTTAATACCGTCTTTGCAGACAATTGAAATAATCTGCTTCTGGTCTCTCCATGTTTCAACTGTACTAATAAAGTTCTCTACAAGTTGACCTTGACGTGTTAATAGAAGGCTACCTTCGTAGCCAACTACAACAACACCGCTAATGGAGATGGTTTTAGGAGAACGCTGAACGTTATCTGTAACCGTCTGACCACTTTGAACCGTTTGAGTAGTCACCAACATAGGTGAGTCATACTCCATGTTTTCTGTTGCAGATAATGTAAGGAAAGCATCTACATTATCCCTCAGATGGAAGTAAATACCATCCTTCCCAGAATACTTGATTTGCATGTTGTTATCCCATAACATTATTCATCCTCTGGGTAGCTAGAGTTTAAAAGAATATCTTCCTGATTCTTGTCAGTGATATCCACCATCTTAGTAGCAATCTGCTTACCATCCAGATTAAAGGAAACGTTAAGCGTCTGCTTAGTTTGTAATGGGAGTCCAGAAGGAGTCATCATCATAGGTGTCTGATTAAACTTATTTGCAAAGTTATTTAGAGACTCAGACAGGTTGTTCATGATAATATCCCAATTCGACAAGCCATTATCAACTCTCTGAATATTTCCAGAGGTGTCTGTGGTGTATTGTGCAAACTGGAGTTGTCCATTCTGGTCAAAGAACATGGGACGTTTTGGATTAGTGATTCCTGAAACAGATTCATTGAAGGGGTTAGGTGTATTAACCTCGTTAAACCTCTTTCCAGCATTCTTATCTACTGAACTAGTTAGCATCAGTGCAGAACCACCTACACCAAGAGCCATTCTTGCTGCTGTTACACCTGCTGTAGCTGCTGCTGTTTCTCCTGCTGCTGCTGTACCTGCTGCACTTACACCAAACTTCTGCAAGATTTTACCAAAGATACCACCGCCAACAAGACCAGATAGTAGCTTGACAGCTTTAGAAACAACTGCTACAGCACCACCGATAGCAACAACTGTTGCAAGGAACTCTGAAGCCTCTTTCACTAACTTCTGTTGTCCAGCATCCATTTCCTTGTAATAACCCATTGCTGTGTAGTACAATGAAGAGATGCGGTACATGATATCTGTCACGAAGTCTAACAAGTTACTAGCACCTTTTAAAAGGTAACCAATACCTGTTCCAAGTGCTTCAGATGTACCAAGGGAACCTTGCAAGAACATTGCAATGGAGTTAGAGAGTTGTGAAATACCTTCACTAGAATTGTTGAAAAGTGCTACAAGAGTGTTGTCCCACATAGCTTTTGCTTGACCCATAGAGGTAGCTGTCTGCTTAGAAACTGCATTCATACCACCTGCTGCTTCAACAAGTTCTCTCATTCTTTCTGAGACTTTTGGTAGAACGTCTTTTGCAAGAAGCTTACCATCTTTCATCAGCTTATCAAGTTCTTGTGGGGTCTTTCCAATAGCATCAGCAAATAACTGAACAGCACCTGCCAAACGGTCACCTAACTGACCACGAAGTTCTTCAGCCTGAATCTTACCTTTAGATGCCATTTGCTGGAAAGCAACCATGATACCTTTCAAGTCTTCATCAGTCGCCCCACGAATACGTGAGAACATTGCAGCGTTCTTATAGAACTCCTGAGTACCTTGGAAACCAAGCTCTGGTTGAGCACCAGCAGCAAAGTTTGAGTACTGCTTCATAGTGTCTGTATAGTTCTGTCCAATCTGGTGAGAGAATGTAGCAGCGAACATCCTAGCTTGCTGTGTATCTCCACCAAAGATAGCTGTTGAAGCTAACTGTGCAGACTGTCTTTTAACACCTGCATCAATGGTCTTCTGAGCTAATTCTAACATAGCATAAGCTGAAACAAAACCACCTACAAGCTGTCTTAGTGAAGAGTTAGCTCTGTCTTGCAACCAAGCTGATTCTCTGACTGCCTTAAGTCTAGCATTTTCTGCAATAACCCAACGCTTGGTAGTGTCAATGAGTTTTTTAACTTCCATCTCATATTCACCAACTTTACCACTACCTTTGTACTTATTATAGATTCCTTGTAAGCTTCCTCTGAAGGAAGTAGCCATTTGGTTACCTTGACCACCAATTGTTTCAAGGCGACGAGTCAAACCAGAATAGAAGTTATTATTAAACATTCTTTCCATTTGTCTCTGAGCGATATCCGGTCTGACTCTTGGTGAGCCACCCCCAACCGGAGGAATAGTATTACCGCGACCTTTACCAACTCCACCACGAATATTAACTCTACCCTCAACATTCATAGCTTGTTTAAGAGCCTTGTTAATCTCTTTGGCTGTTTTCTTACCTTGTGTCTCTAATTTACGAAGAGATTTTACACCCTGTGAATCTAAATTCATAGCGTTATTAAGGGATTTATTGATTCTGCCTGAAGCAGTCTGAGCATTTTTTACAAGTCTGTTTAGAGCGTCTTGGGAACTCTTATTAGGTTTCACGTCAAAGGCTTTATTAATATTGCGTTCGATACGTTGAGCAGACTGCATAGCCATTTTCTCAACTCTTTGCAAACCCTTAACAACCTTTTCACTGAATCCAAGTTCAACAATAAAACTATCAACTGTATATTGTGCCATTAAATTTTACCTGCTTTTCTAAGTTCGTTGTAAGCCATTTCCTCTTTATATGACTTCTGGACTTCCAGATACTGACGCAGAGATAATAGGTCAACGAATGTCATATTAAAAAGTTGGTCGAGTGTTTCTTTACACCCGTCCATACCATAAATAGCAAGCACAAATTTCATCTCATCTGCTTCTTGATAAGTTGCCTCTACAGCCCCGTCAGTCAGCGGGGTCTGCATAGAATAACTTAACCTTCCTGCTGAGAAGTTAGGCTTTTGAAAATGCTTGCCTCGAAAAAACTTCCGAAGTTTGCCTCCAAAGCAAATGCTAAGAAGTCAATAAATTCACCATAGTTTGCTTGGAAGTAACTATCAATTTTCAGTGGGAAGTCATTGACTGTTGCCCCCTGAAATAGTGTCTCTGCCATTGCATCAATATCCAGTTCATCAACCTTTTCAAAGCAAGCTTCTACAAGCTCTTTAAAGGGAACTTTCACCTCTCCATCTGTTGAGGTTAGTCCAGAGAACATCTGTGCAAATGCTGGTACAACTGCTTTACCAAGTTTCATAGAGATACGAATACCATCTCTAGCTCCAAGAAGAATAATGGTTACCTTCTTGCCATTAATCATTTTAGTTTCAGTTTTCATTGTGATTCCTTAAAAGTTCTGGTATAAAAACACAAAAGGGGAAGACCTTTTACAGTCTCCCCCTTATTAGGATTTGTTAAACGCTTGACGCAGGGATTGTTGAAGTGTAGTCTAACTTCTCACAACCAAAAATCCAAGTTTTTGAGTTCTGGTCACGACCAAGTTCAATCTGTGGAAGCTCTTGCAACCAAGCATTGATACCTGTAGCCAGTACTGAACCGGATGGGTCATAAATTACGAAGTTAGATGAAATGTCTTCTTCAAGTTCCATGTCATCTTGTTTAGCTTGAATTGCAGAAAGCATCTGGTTAGATAGAGAAGTCTGCATTAGTTCAATCTCAATCGTACCTGTCTTATCTGCGTTTCTTGTCAGAGCTACTTGACCACCTGCACCTACAACTGGCGTAACAAGTGGAGAAGTTCTCTGAAGACGTAAGAATGAGTCTGGTGCAAAACCTTCAATGGCAATGCCATTCCAGCTACAAACTACATCTTTAGGGGAATATTGCTGATACATAGCCATTCCTATTTACTCCTATTATTCGTAAGCCACTGTGCCTTTCAAGTCCACATCCAAGATTGCCCCTGCTAAGATACCGTGGAAGGTAATGTCTTTCAGGATACGAGCTTTCTTATCTGCAAGTGATACTTGTGAGGCTTTAGGAACAGTAACGGTATAAGTAGACAAAAAGTTTCTGTTAACTGCTCTCTGAAGAGATGTTTCAATGACCTGACGAACACGAGTAATACCTGTATCATCATAAGTAATCTTACCACCCTTCTGATTAATTAGCAAGTCTCTTAGAGAAGTTTTCAAGTCTGATTCAAGCCAATCGACACCACGGATGATATCAATCCATTCACCACCAGAAGTGATACCTCTACGCACTACAGGAACCCCACCATCGAGGTCAATGAAGTTACAGCTACGTGCATCAAGTGCTGACTTCTGAATGCTTGTCAGAGGTCTCTGGTTAGCTGGTTGCAGAGATGCTGCTACACCAGTTAACTGAGCATTACCCCAAGCAATAGAACCTGCATCATATGGAGCACCGTAAGCAATGTAAGCCATTTCTGGATAGTCATAACCTGCTGTGTGATGCCATAGACATACTGTGCGAGTATACTTGCTCTTAGCAAGCTGTGCTGGTACGTCAGTAGCAGATGCCAATTCAGTTCCTTGCAGAGCTTTCACGTCATCACTTGCTGTGAAGAAAATCTTTCTACGAGCCTGAATCTCGGAAGCCATTGCAGTAACAAACTGTGAAGTTCTGTCTTCAGTTGCAATGAAGTACCAATCGGTTGAGTACGTTTCAATTGCAGCCAGAGCTACAGAAGCACTGTCAGCAGTTGTTGCAGAAATTGAAATCGTCTGTGCAGTTGTTGTAACTTTTACGAAATCATTTTCACCAGCTTTTGTGATAATCATCGTAGCAGAACCAGCAGAACCGGAAACGCTTACTGACACATTATCTTTCAAAGCAGGGTTTGCCTCAATCTGCGTCTTAAATTGTGTAAGAACAATTTCAGCAGTGTCATCAGTCTGAGCAGTGTACTGGAACGGTTGAGAAACACCGCCACCTACAGCAACTGTCAGAGAGTAATCTGTGCTTTCAGTAACTTCATCTGGAATAGAGATAGTGTACTGCATAGCACGTCTACCAATATACAACTGAGTTACCTTTGGAGTTTGACTCCATAGCTGTTTTGCAGCCTTATACGCAGCGGAATTTTCATCAAAGTCTTCGGCTACTTCTGTTAATGAAGTATAACCACGAACTCTTTCTTCAAAGTTATCAGTTGAAGCAAGGAATAATGGTAAACCAAAACCTTCTCTTGTAGTTCCTGCTGTGTTCAATGTAATATCTACATTAACAATTGGATTCCACATTTATTTTACCCCTTTGGAGTCTACATCTAGATGGATAGTATATTCTGGTGGCTCCTGTCCTTCCTCATAAACCAATTCACCATCAGCGATGATACGTTCAATAATACTTCCACGTTCATCTTTCAATACTGAATTTTTCACAAGGGTAACAACAAGAGGTGCAGAATTTTCAAAATCTGTGTTGAGATAAGTATAGTCATTTGGAATAGCCCCTGTATCAAGTACCGTAGCACCTGTCATTTCAGCTAATAAATCTCTTGTAGTACTCATCTCTAATCTTTGTTTTAGCTCCAGCATAATACTGTGAGCACCTTTACCATTTACAGTAATCAATACGGGAATCTGGAAAGCAATTCGATAACAAACTACATCATCTTCCACGAATTTATCAAGAACCCAACCATAAGGTGTGACAGCATCTTGACAGTAGACTGTAATAAATGGTTGGTCTGGTTTCAAACCTTTATCATTAGAATTATCAGAAGGGTAAGCCCTAATAACATTTGGTCTATTATTTTTATCTCGTGCTAGACGGTGACCAATAACATCAACCAATGTTCTGACAATCCCTTTCTCAAGTTCTGCTGTTTCTAACTGCATTCATCTTATCCCTTCTAATAATGATATATTCATAATGGGATGTGTGAGCTAACTGTTCTGACCAATCCATTGTCATGAAGACTTCGTATTCGTGGCCTTTAATCATAACAATATCAGCCTCAGTCCAATCAACGTCATCTGACGTTCTTAACTCAGCTACAGTGAAAAGGATTCTTGTATCTGTCAGTCTGATACCTTCAGGTAAAACAATCTGCGTACCATTCTTTACAGAACCCTTAATATAAGGTTGAATATTACCTCTGCATGGAATATCAACAATATCTTCAGAAGCTACCCAATCACCATCGTTATTGTAATAACCATCTTCAGATACTTTGCGTTTCACTACAAAGCTGTGTCTGTTTAAGAGTCTCATTTTTTAATACCTTTCTTAGTAGAAATTTTATAAGCAAGGTTGTCTCGTAAATCTCCAGTTTCTACAAGAGGTGCGTTAAAACCTTTTTGTTTAATTGTAGAAGGAGCGTTAGGAGGGAGAATAGCAGTATTACCAAAACCTCTCTTAATTGCCTTTTGAGCATTCTTTGCAAATGCCTCTAAAGTATCTGAGGGGTCTGTATTAAGGCTATTTAGTTGCTTATAGAGATTCTTCTTAGTCTGCTCTAATAAGGTCTGTCGAGTTAACATCATAGTAATTTCAAACAGCCTACGATATACTTTACCAGAAGCTGCTGGAACACCAATAACTTCGTGTAAGTACATTAAAGCAGAATAAGAAAAACCAGAGCTATGCAGACCTTGTTCTTGAAAATACCCAACTTGAGCATTAGCCGTTTGCAAGTTCTTCATAGCCCCGACTAATTTAGCTCTAGCGGGGTGAATAACCCTTTTAACCATTATTCATCTCGCTCGATAATAAACACACCATTGACACGTTCACAGTAATCTCTACCGTTGTATCTAACAGCATCGCCATATTCAGTATATTTCTTGACAGAGCAAGGATTACGACGACGCATATCAATATCACACTGGTTAATACCACCCGCATAAGGGAGGCCACTAACAGAGCTTTTAACTAGGTCGTCATATACAGCTTTAAGAGATTTGAATCTGGAAGAGTTACGTAAATAAACACCACCAACCTTCTCATCTCCCATCTTGGCTACTTGAAAGAGTAAATATTTAAGAGCTTTGATGGCTGCTTTCTTTTCATCCTTTCCAGATTCTTGGTAGAACCACTCTAGCACCGATTGGTCAATGAGGATTTCATTATTATCAGTGTCGGTGCAGAGGATTCGAACTCTATCAAGAGGGTTATTAGCGGGGTCGCCTGTATAACACATTTATAACCCTCCTTTCAAGTTATTACTCAGCGTCTGAACGAACGTCAACAAGCAGTTGAGGACGTGTGCAGTATGGCAGCATGTAAGAGTGAGCTTCGAAGTCAATACCTTCGTCACGGTCTTTCTCATATTCGAACACATACAGTTCCTGACCCAGAGTGTTTGCATAACCCATCTTAGGACATGGAGCGTAAGCAACTTCGAAGATGTTGTTAGCTTCACCCAACATTGCTACGTTAGGGAATGCGTGACCTACACCAACGTTAACATCGGAAACACCATCAATGCTAACCAGAGTGTGAGTCTTACCGCGCTTGTCTTTGAACTTACCGTTGTACTGTACGAATACAACACCACCGTAGTAGAAACGGTTCATGTGAGCCTGAACACCGTCAGTTCCACCAGTTCTCAGAGAGCCAGTAATCTGCTGCCAAGCCAGCGGAGTCTGCTGTGCAAGGTATGCGTCACGAATCTTAGGATGCTTGATAAGCTTGCTGAAGAAAGTTCTGTCAACAACGATGTGAATTTCTTCACCGTTGATTACAGTACCTGTCTTAGCTTCGTCTTCCATGTGCATACGCAGGTCTTCGATATGAGCATCGATATCAGAGTTCGGGTTGTCCAAGTCGAAGTAGATAGTCTTCTTAGTTACATCGAACTGCTTGTACAGGTCTGCGTACAGAACACCGTTAGCATCGATAACTTTACCCTTCAGAGCTTGCATGAACAAGAACTCACGAGTAATATCAAACTTGGTACGAATCTTCATCAGCTTCTTAGCACGTACAACTGCTTCAGTAGTCAGTTCATTTGCAGTGCCTGGCTGACGAACACCCTGAATCTCATCAGGAGTAATGCTTTCAACTTCCTTGAAGTACATCATCGGGAAGCTAATCTGACGAACACGCTCAGGAGCGCTAGTCTCAGCTTTACGGCTAGTACGGTCTACCGCATCTAGCAAGCTGATATCCCAATCAGTCAAGTCCATCAGGAAAGTAGTCTGTGTTTGTGGAGCAGAACGGAACAGTCCCAGACCAGAGATATATCCGTAAGTATTTGGAATAGACTGGACTTCACCAGTTAAGTCAGCAAGGAAAAATCTGCTTTTTTCAGAATTAGTCAACATTGTAAAATTCTCCAGAATGTCTTATTATTAATTACAGGCCAGTTGGGACGAAATCAATACCTTTCGCCTTAAGAGCAGTCTTGACAGCAGCAGCATCAACATTATCTGCCAGAGTCAGCATGTCTTTCAGTTCAGCGTCACGGTAGATACCAACGACTTTTAACTGACCATGATAAGACAGTTGCAGGTCTGCGTAGAAGTTGACGATACATACAGAGTCTGCCTGAGCTTCTTCACCTGCTGCGACCTTAGTACCATCAGCTTTCAGAACTTCACCTACACGGTATTCTGTGCTGGCTACTGGAGCGTACTCTTTACGAGAGTGACCAGTTGGGGTGATTTCTTCCCAAAGGATGATATCATTCAGAGGTTCTCTGTTACCTAAATGTGTAAAACCTTGATATGCCATTATTTGTGTTCCTTATTTCTTGATAAGAGTATTCAAAGCATTCTGGAGAGCCAGTTTGCGTTGGTCAGCGTTAGCATTAGCACTTGCTTCTGGAGCGGTATCTTTACCGTCATCCACTTCTGCTTCGCCGTCATTGCCAAGTTCTTCCATAGCGTTTGAGTGTTCCAGAACAGCACCAGCCGCTTCTTTCAGCTTAGTGATTTCAGAATCCTTCTCAGACATGGCAGAAGCATGGGACGCGATAGTTTCATTAAGTTTCTGGTTAGCACCTTCCATAGCATTCATAAACAGAACACTCAGAGGGTTATCAAGACCAGCACCTAAAATAGCTGTTGCAGCTTCTTTTGCATCAAATCCAAAAGCTTCAGCAGATGCAGAAATCTTACCAGTTAAATCTGTAAGTGCTGCTTCCTGTTCCTTAGCTTTCATTTGAGCAACCTGAAGACGCAGAGCTTCTAGTTCTTGCTTTTCTTGTTCAGTCATTTCTTCACCTGAATTGTTTGTGTTTAAACTTACAGGAGCTTCTTCAGAACCTTGTAAGTAATTTAAGAAATCATCTTGAGACATGATAGAGTTAATTAAACCAAGTTCAAGAGCTTCCTGAGCAGAATAAACATTCGCCTCAGTATTCTTTACAGCTTCTTCAGAGATATTACGTGAATCTGCAACAAAACTAGTAAAAGTTCCGTAGGTGTCATCAATTCTCTTTTGAAGTCTATTCTTGCTTTCTTCTGATAATGCTTGGAATGGAGAACCCATACCTTTATATTCACCAGCTTTAATAACGTTAATTGTAACGCCACTCTTTTCAAAAGCCTTTGTCAATTCTTGGTGAACCATAATTACACCGATTGAACCAACATCTGCATCTGGTGATGCAATAATTTCTTCAGCAGAAGATGCAAGAGCATATGCAGCAGAGCAAGCAAACTCATCTACATAAGCAATAATTTTCTTTTTGCCTCTACAGGCCATGATGTGACGTGCCAACTCAAAACAACCTGACGCTTCACCACCACCTGAATCAACGTGCAGTACGATAGTCTTGATAGATTCGTCTGCTACAGCTTCGTCAAAGCCTCTGCGTAAACCCTCATAAGAGCTTAGGCCACCAGTACACATTGCATCCATAAATGTCATACGATGTGTTAGGCCACCCATAATAGGGATAATAGCAATATCATCTTTAACTTTTAAAAGACTTCTTGCTTCACCTTTAGGTTTATCAAAGTTTACTGCTGCTTGAACTTCACCTAACATGCGATTATTTACATAAGTCGCTGCTGAGTGTGCTAATGATTCTGTGGCTAGTAAAGGTTGGTTGAATAATCTATCAGCAAGTCTGAAGATATTCGAACTCATTTTTACTCACCCTATTTGTTTAAGTCAACGGACACTGAAGAGATAACGTAAATACCTTCTTCAGCAAAGAACTGAGGTCTACTTAAAGCACCTGTCGCCACGCACTTAGAACTGTCATCCCATAGGCTAAAATGAGAAACCGTTGCAGAAGCTGGAACAGTAATATTAACTGTGTCTTCTGAAGCAATTAAGCCGTTATTAGGTTCTGAAAATAGAATAGCCACTGGCTGCGTAACCTTGTTTGCTGTAGGGTCTGCCGTTGGGTCTACATTGTGTAATACAATAGTCGTTGGGGTTAGTGTGGCTAGGATTTTATTCTTACCATCAATCGTTAATGTTCCCATTAATTAAACCTTACTTTTTGTTTAAGGATTGTTGAATGGTTACCAGATTCATCCACCACATTTACAATCATATCATAAACTTTACCTTTGACAAGTACTTTGTAATCATTTTGTGAAAAAATGTACTCAAGTCTGTTGGACTCTTTATTTACTGTCATTGGAGATTGAAATGCTGTATCAATGGTAATGAACGCAGCTTCAACACTATTAACGTTAACACGTTTATTCTCACAGTTATATAACTTTACACCCAAAAGGCATGAACTGTCAAATGGAATTTTAACAATTTCGTTACAATTGTTTGAAATAAACTGTTTTCCGCTCATTGGAGCATCAAGTAACCTACAAATAGTGAAAACGTCAGAGGTTCCACCATCACTTACATACCCTGAAAGGCTGACCCTTGAGCCAGCCTCTACAGTTAATTCATCAGTGATAATTAAGACACCTCTATAAGAATGCACTCGCGTAGCATTGGAAATAGAGATAACTTCTGCCATTATTTGTTTGCCTTATTAGCTGTACTTGGGTCTTTAGCTGAAGGAGTTTTAGCAGTCCCTTCTCCAGCAGTTTGATAACCATCACCAGAACGACTTTGAGTGTTTGGAGATAGTTTCTCAGATACTGGTTTAGACTCATCAGCAGGTTCAAGGTCAAGATATTCTCTAAGCTTGTCAGACAATGGTTTGTCAACTTCCAGAGCACCAACTGCAACGGTCTTCTGAATAAAGGATGCGATAGCTTCTAAATCTGGAGTCTCAATGTCATCATACACAATCTCTACATGTTCTTCATCATCCCACATATTAAGTGCATAAGTTTGAGCAACCAAATCACGGTTAATTACATTCTTGACTTGCTTCAAGAGGATATCAACTGACATTGCCAGTAAGCTTGTCTTAGAGTCTGCCAAAGAGAATGAACCATACTTTGACTGTCCCATAGCAAGAACGTCTGACATAAACGCCATCATAATTTGCTTAGAATACCTGTCAATAATAGAACCTGTGTCATAAGCTTTAGCACCCTGCCTAGAAACTAGTGAGAACTCAAAGATATCTTCTTTAGTTTCTGGGTCGATAAATCTAGGCCAGATTAAACCTGCTCTGTCATTAGCGATTAAGTCATTTACCACTTCTTGGCAGTATTTAACAAATTCTTTCTTTTCAGGTTCTGCATCTTCACCTAAATAATCAGGTGGAAGACCAATCTTTGGCATACCTACTAAGTCTCTGGAAACACCTACAGCCTCAAACTCTTCAATTTGGACTTTGTATTTCCAAGGAACGTAAGCATTAAGTAATGGTGAACGTCCTTCTGGGTTCCCGTACTCATCGTCATATTTGAACAATAAGAATTTACTTCTAGGAAGCTTTCTTGTCAATGGCTGTTCACCAAGATTAATTGCTCCTGAAATATGGGAAACATTACGAAGGTTCTGTCTAACACCAATAACTTTTCTATAGTCAGAGTCAAAATACCACTTATCTAATGTGGTCTGATTACGGATTGGTAATTTAGCCCAACCAATTAAACCATCATTATATTTTGAAGGATACTTACCTTTCTTACCTTGACGTTTCTTATAAACTTTCTCGTTTACACAGAATCCGTAAGTACAGAATGACATTACAGAGTTAATAAAGTCAGCCCAATCGTGCTCCATGTCATTCATAAGTGAGTTAAAGAAATTAGCCCTTTCAATCATCTTGGCATCTTTCTCTTTTCCCTTCGGTGGTACGAATCTCCAGTTAACCTTTCTGACAAACATCTTAATAATATTTACAGAGGCTGCTACTGAAGGGTCTCTCATCATAAGTTGGAAAGTCTTAATACTTTCTGGGAATCTTAAAGCCTGTCTAGGTTCTTCATAGATTCTTCCTGAGCGAACTTTAAGGCCAAGACTCCCAACCTCACCCATTCTGAATGGAGGAAGGCTTTCTTGTGTTTCTGTGATATCTGCCATTCTTTCTACCTATTAGCGTCTTAGCCCCTGATATGGATTACTCTTCATAATATCTGTATGAGCACCCATTGAAGGTGGCTTGAATAGTTTAACTTCGTTTAGACTGTTGAAAGCATCACTGGTAGCATCCACTTGGTCATCCTTGGTACGACCATCACCACAAAAACCTTCTAGTTCTTGAAAATATGCTTCATTCCAAGAGCCTCTAACAATTTTCACAAGACCAGCTTCAGAAGCAGCAGAGAAACCCGCAAAACGGGTAACTTTATCTTTATTGGTAGGTTTAGCTCTTGCTCTGAAACCTTTCTCAGCAAGTTTTCTAATAAGGGAGGTTGCGTAGGATTTACCAGCAGCGCCGGGGTCTTGAGGGATAAAAATACCTGTGCGCTTACCATCACCTTCAGCAGTTTGATTAATTTGTGTTTCAACTCCAGAAGGTCTATCTCTAAATCTTACTACGTTAATTACATAATAGCAACCATCTTTTTTAGATTTACCCATTTTAACACCTGCTGTCCAGTCAGGATTAGGGTTAACCTCAGAAGGTAATGTCGCTGCCAAGTCCCAAGCTCTTACGTCAAATACATCAGGTGGAACGCTATCAACAATTTCACACCATTGTCTTTGCCAGTAGTTAGAACCTTCAGCACGAGCTTTCCAGTTACCAAAACGTAAACGTGCAACGTTAACTGGTGTGTTGTTTTCTAATTTACCACGATACTTAGGTTCCAAGAAATCAAGAATAGGGTTGTCATCAATCGTACCAGAAATAAAGGTATACGTTTGAGGAATCTCAAGAGGGAACATTTCAAGAATTTTATCCCTATCCCAATCAGAAACCATGACACCATCATTCATAACATACCAACGAATCCTACCGCATTTCTCTGGGTCTGGATATCCAGCATCATCTAAGAAAGGTTCTACCCAATCATAAATAAAGTGGTCTCTGTCTGGGTTCATTGAGATTTTCATATATGAGTCACCTTCAGCACCAGAACGTAAACGTGTCTGAAGATATGAAATCTGTGAAGCAGAGAAGTGAGTACCTTCATCGAAATAGATAGCTGAGTATTCAATCCCTTGGTGACCCTCTGAGTGTTTCTCAAGTTCCAAATAAGTAAACTTGATAGTTGCTCCAGAAGGGAAAGTGATAGTCATCTTCTGCTCATGTGGAACTCCACCAAACTTACCAAATAACTTCTTAGCAGCAGGCCATAGACCACCTTGTAACTGTGTTGTATTTCGACGGAAATATACAGCATTATAGTTAGGGTCTTCAATAAACCTTAAGGAGTCCATTAATAGGGCAGCAGTTTTACCAGCACCAGCAGCACCACCATATAGTACCAAGTCAGCATTAGTATTCAAGAATACTTCTTGAGAGCCAGGCTGTGGAGCTACATAGTTCTTGTCAGTCATCAGTTTAAAGATGAGTCTTACTTGGTCTGGGGTATATCTTAATAAAGTCAGAATTTGAGTTGGAAGGAATTTAGAGGGGTCTTTACCAAAGGATTTGATAATATCTTTTACTTCTTCAGAAAGTCCCAACTCACCTGCTAGGACTTTCCTTACGTCTTCCACTCGCTTCTGCTTAATAACATTTAAGTCCATTAAGCACCTCTGCAAATAGAATTATTCAGAAACTTCTTCAGATTCCTGTTTAGCTTCTACACCAAACTTTTCATCTACTAAATCCAGAAGTTTATCCATTGTTGCTTCTTGTGGATTAATACCAGTTGCAATAATTAAACGTTCTGCTACAGCCATTACTGTAGTCTTCAGCATTTCAACTTGTTTCTGAGTGTCGTATAGTTCTTTGTAAACGTTAGTCTCGTTCATTGTATTTCTCCAAAATTAAAGTTATAGTGTCTCTCCTGAAAAAAGACGGTGCAGAGACCGTCAAGGAGAAACCACAATGTATGCCAGAGACATACTGTATAGGTCTTCCCATAAAGTATAACTCTATAAAAAAGCCCTGTCTAAAAATACTCTCCGGTAGCGAAAGGGAGAATACTCATAGCAGGGCATAATAACTTTGAGAGAGATATTAATAAATTGGAGTATCGGAAGGGACTTGAACCCTCATAAACCTGTTTTGCAGACAGGGACATATCCATTTCTGTCACCGATACATAATTTGGAGGAAGATACCAGACTTGAACTGGTACGCCGATTTCTCGGTTACTGGCAGTTTAGCAAACTGCTCCCTTACCTTTTAGGGTTAATCTTCCATTATTTGTTCAGAGCTTCTTTCATCTCTGGAGTTGCGATAGTGTCAATTACACCTGTCTTACAAGCATCATCAAACCAGCTTGGTAGAACATTCGCAAGGAAACCATTAATGTTTGTCTTCAAGTAGTCTGCAATCAGTGCTGCTTCATCTGCAATCATCTGAGCTACTTCATTAGCATAGGCAGTAATCTTTGCAATGCCATCATTAATCGCTGTAACGGCCTGTGTAGCAAGTTCAGAGATTGTCCCTAGTCCTTTGTCGATTGCATCTTGCAAATCGCTTAGAACGCCGTTTACAGCGTCTATGGAGGTGTTAATCAAATCCATTGCTTTGTTACCATACTCGGTAGCTACACCCATAATGCCACTGAATGGTGTACATCCAACTTGCTCACCTGCTGCTCCCATAACGTTAGAGTAACCTTTAGCTACTTGCATACGTTGTGAAAACTCATCTACAGACTTCTGTCCGTACTCAGTGAGTGTACTCGTCGTTGAAGTTGTACTTCCAAGGCTTGTTGTGAAGCTTCCTAGTAAGGCTGTTGTAAGACCAGCAGCAACTAGAATCTGTTGTGTAGCAGGGTCTGTTACAGAACTAATTGAGTTCACTAATGATTGAGAGGCAGCTACAGTGCCACCAAGAACTGCTGCACCAGTAATAAGAGGGTTTGAGAACCCGTTACCAGTTTTAAGGAGATTGAAAATCTCTTTACCTTGTTCTGTCATCTCTTTCATTATGCACCTATAAAGTTGGTAGCCCATCGGGATTTGAACCCTGTTCTCATGTTTTTCAGACACGCGCTTTAACCATATAAGCTAATTGAGCTATTAAATTGGGGTGACCTACGGGAATCGAACCCGTATAGACCATGTTCACAGCATGGGTCATTATCCATTTATGATAAGGCCACATTTAAGGACTCTCGTAAGAACCCTTAGAAGTGGCAGCAGTATAAGGATTTGAACCTTAATCTTTCAGCTTCAGAGGCTGGAGCATTGCCAGTTATGCTATACTGCTAATATTTGGTACTCCATATCGGATTCGAACCGATACATAACACAGATTTTAAGTCTGGCCTCTCTGCCAATTGGAGTAATGGAGCATTGGCGGGGGATGATGGAATTGAACCATCTTCTTCGATTTCAAAGACCGAGGTTTTAACCTTGTAAACTAATCCCCTAATTAAATTTGGTGCAGAATAGAGGATTCGAACCCCTAACTAACAACTTCGTAGGTTGCTGCTCTGTCCATTTGAACTAATTCTGCAATATCCTTTTGAGATTCCTGTCTAGCTCTCTTCTTATCTCTTCTGAGAAAGCGTTTACGATGGTCTGTACGCCATTTGTAATAATCTTCTTCACCATCATGTGCTGCACAGCAGCCACAACTTGCAATTTCAACTTTACCATGTCTACCATAAGGCTTCATAGGAATCTCCTAAATTTGGTGTTCCAAGACGGATTCGAACCGTCACTAATACAAGGTTTGAGCTTGCATCCTCTGCCAATTGGGATACTGGAACTTGGTACTCGCTGAAGGACTTGAACCTTCTTCACCAACTTGTAAGGATGGGGCTTTACCATATAAACTAAGCGAGCTTTGAAGAGGTCTGAAGCTGTGCCGCTAACTCAACTCCGTGGAATTTGTTACGGTCTTCAGTTGACTCAAGCGGTCTTTCACTTGACCTCAAAATTGGTGCTGCTCACAGGACTCGAACCTGCATCTCCATCCTTACAAGGGATGTGCAATAGCCAATTATACGAAAGCAGCATTATTTGGAGCATCCAGAGGGAATCGAACCCTCAACTTCAGTTTGGAAGACTGTAGTTTTCCCATTTAAACTATGGATGCACTAATTGGTGGAGTCACTGAGAATTGAACTCAGTTCCCAAGTTTGCAAAACTCGGATTTTAACCATATAAACTATGACCCCATTGTTTGGTACAGGTGGAGGGAATTGAACCCATCGTCTTACTGATTAAGAGTCAGCCGCATAACCATTTTGCTACACCTGCATTAATTTGGTACACCTAGAGAGATTCGAACTCACACTGAGCAGATTCTAAGTCTGCTGCCTCTTCCAATTGGGCTATAGGTGCATTAAATTAAATGTCTTGAAAATTGACTGTGGCAATTAGGACAAAGAAACCTAAGATTTTCTTTTCTATCATCTAACCAATTCTCATTGATATGGTCAACATCTAGTGTTAGTGGATTACCTAACCATTCTGGTAACTGTCCACATTTAGAGCATTTGTACTCAACACCAGATGCTATTAAAGCACGTCTTAGTTGAGAAGACCTAGCTCTTTCACCAGATTCACGAAGAATGAGTATCTCTTCTGGTTTTCTTTTTGGTAATGTCTTAATCTTACCAGCTTTCTGTCCAAGGAAATGAGAAGTATCTATTTCAAACTTCTCTATAACACGCTTTAAATGTGACTGAGAACCACCTGCTGGTTTTCTTCCAAGCTTAATAAGTACTTCTCTGAATGATACTGAATCCTTTACTAAAGGCTCAAGAATCTCTTTAGTCAAACTACTACGTGCCATGTGTCAATCTCCCATTAAATCTTTGTAGAGAACTGCTAAGACACCAAAGCAACAATGGTATTAAACATCTTAACAATTCTCTAAAAAGACCTATTGGCCTTTGCATAGTCTTCTTTAATCCGGTGACTAGAACCTTTGGAGAGCTTGATACTATCTCTTCTCCGTGACACCTACTAGGTGCTTTGTCAGTGCCGTGTACGCCAATACACGAAGAGGAAACCTGAAACACTTGCCCGAACAGCGAGTCTCAGCTTTAAATCTTATTAGGCGGTAGATAAAGGAGTCGAACCCTCACCGTATCTCTACAATGGCAACTGTTTTCAAGACAGTTTGGCTTCCATTAGCCGCTACCTACCCCTAATAAGACTTTGGCATGGGACGGAGGATTCGAACCCCTTTGAGTAAGTTTTGGAGGCTTACGCACATGCCTTAGTGTCTTAACATCGTCCCATACTATATTTCGAAGCTTACCCTGTTATCTCAACACTGTCAAGCTTCTTCTCAGATTATTTACATGTTCTGGAAAACATGAGATACAGACCACCTCCTTATGAGATTGACTCTTTCAAGTCAATGCGGAGACCCATAAAGGTCGTCATAGTAATCTGCTAACTAATTGGCAGTCAAGGTAGGAGTCGAACCTACTTACTCTTAAAGGGAGCTACCCTTCAGCAACTTTCCGACTTTCGTTTATCTCTTAACGCGTATCCAAGATAACTTACTCGTGTTGTCTTGACCATTAAAATTGGCACTCCGTATAGGACTCGAACCTATATATGAACTGTTTAGAAGACAGTTGCCTATCCTTTAGACTAACGGAGCATTATCTTTAAAGGCTCTCTTAGAAAACCCTTAAAGATGCCCACTTTATTAATCATACCGTGGGCTAGTACGCCAAATTATTTAACAGGGAGTTGGAATACCCCGCTGGTGTTTAGCCTATTAAGCTACTGCCAGAAAAACATTATCGTTTGCATTTATTTTTAAGTTTTTAAAATAGACGCTACGCTAACGAAAACTAAGGTTATCTTAAAGTGGTCACATCTGAATGTCAACAACTTTATGAAATTTGGTACTGGTAGGTGGAATCGAACCACCGATATTCCCTTATCAGGGGAGTGTTATAACCTTCTTAACTATACCAGCATTGGAGGTTCAGGTGGGAATCGAACCCACATTCATAGGGCTTATGAAACCCTTGCATTACCTTATCTGCGACTGAACCATTATAAGTTGCCCCTTTGTAGAGAACTAATTGAGTGGGTGTTTCCAGCCGCGCATGTGTTCTTCAGTTAAGGGGCGAATTTGGTAGAAGTGGAGGGATTCGAACCCGTCGCCTGTCAGATTAAAAGTCTGCCGCATCACCATTCTGCTACACTTCCATTAAATCATCTTTGCAGTAACCTACGCAAACCTTGCTAAAGGGTTTGTAGAGTCATTTCTTAGTAAGCTAATCTAGAATCATGCTCAAGAAACTCATCGGCACTCATGGGACGACATATTAGCTCCATAAGTCACTGCAAAGAGGATTACCAGACCGTATTTATTTTATCGTGCTGCCATTACACTAACCCTTCTGTTTGGCGAAGGGTGAAGGAATCGAACCTTCTCTCATACCCTGAAAGTGGAATTTAAATTGCTGTAAACGGTCTTCTGTAAAATTGTTGGAACCAGACCAAGTTTTAAATTTTTCAAAATTAAATGGCTTGAAATATTAAATTGGCTTGCTGTATTTGGTCTTCTGCTCCTTTAAAGAATACTCGTAAGAACTCTTTAAGGGAGGGGCTAAAAAGCCATCTCAAATTTGGCGGTTACGAAGGGAATCGAACCCTCATCTTCCTCCGTGACAGGGAGGTATTTTATCCAGTTAAACTACATAACCTTTATTTGGTGCGCCGTGAAGGAGTCGAACCTACCGAGTCGTAATGACAAGTGATTTACAGTCACCACCGCTTCCATCTACGGGATAACGACGCATTTTATTCTATTCAGGCTAAGGACTTGCACCTTACAAATCGGTGAGCAATCGCTTCTCTCCCAAATCTTGGCGGTTAGTCAGGGATTCGAACCCTGTACCATTCGGTTAACAGCCGACCGCACATGCCTTATGTGCTTCCTAACCATGTTTAGTATTACCAGACCGTATCTTTTCATTTTTTCCGATAAAAAATTTTAAGTGTTTGCTGTAAACGGTCTTCTGTAAATTTGGAGGCGGGTGTAGGAGTCGAACCTACCGATACCATGCTAATGAGACATGTGAGACGCCCTTTCTCTATACCCGCAATTCTTAATGACCAGACCAAATCTTTTTTGGATTTCTATGCGCGAAATTTAAAAGTTTGTTTGCTGTAATTGGCCTTCTGTCAAAACTGGCATTCCCGAAGGGACTTGAACCCTCAAACCACACCTTGAAAGGGTGTTGACTTTACCTAATTTGTCTACGGGAATATAATTTGGTCTCCATTGAAGGACTTGAACCTTCGGCCTTACCGCCCCAAACGGAACGCTCTACCAAGCTGAGCTAAATGGAGATAATCTTTTTAACAACCTATGTAACAACTATAACACTATTTTTTAGTGTTTGTCAAGAGGTTTTTTAAAATAATTTGATTTATTTCAGAAAACTTCTTTTTCGTTTCTATGTAGAACATATTAAAGGGTATTAAACACTTTGTCAATACCCTTTTTAAAACTTTTTACCAATCGTAGCGTTCAATCATTACTGCTTTGAGCATTACGCTGATAGGGTCAAACTTCTCACCACCAAGCAGAGCTTTTAAAGTGGCTGGAGAGAAACCAGATACCATTGCTACTCCGTTATCCTTTACAGACACTTCGCAAGTACCATTACGGTTTGCTAAGTACCAGAATACCAGTTGTGGCATTTCATATCCAGCTTTCTTGTACTTCTTCTGAATCTCTTCAAAGTTAGTACATCCGTTTGCACCATCAACCCTATTGAACTCCATATCAGAGAAGATAATAAGCTTACTAGGCATATCTTTCTGAGTCAAGTTATTTTTAACACCAATCTCAAGGATTCTGTCAAAAGCAGCTTGCAGGTTGGTAGAACCATACTCAACATGACTCATTACTTGACGTAAGCGAGTCTTCAAATCACCACTTAATGTAATGAAGTGAGGTCTTGTAGAGTAAATCATCAACTCATCTTTAAAGCAACCTGTATTACGTTCTGAAACGTACAGAGCCAAAGATACACCAATGTCTAGTGCTGTCACAGAGCCATGGCGCTCCCAAGTCATAGATGATGAAACATCAGTCATACATAAGATGTTCTCACCTTCTGCCATCCAGTTTGGTAAAGCTTTCCACTGCTCATTAGCAACGGTTGCATTACCATAGTTAACGGACTTGGTAATATCATAAGGGTAAACCGCACCAGCATTAATCTTAGTCTCACCTTTAGTCAATGCTGCGATATATGCTGCGTAGCGTTCTCCATCTTTACGACTAAAGAGTTTTTGATAACGTGCAGCAGCCAGTGAAGGAAGCTTGCTGTAATCAATCTCTCCAAACTCATTTGCTGAAATCTTCTGTTCAACTGTATCAGATAGTGCTGATAAGAGAACTCGATACTGCTTCTCTGAAAGATTTGCAAACTTACAGAAACGACGCACAAAACGCATGTGTCGTGATTTTACTCGTGGTAACCATTTTGCTGCCAGAGCAGACGTGTTAGGGTCTAACAGTGCAGCTTCTAAATGCTTGAAAGCATCTGTTTCGTAACGTGTACCAACAAAGATTTTGAAGTCGTCGTAACGACCTAAGTCAGAAATCTTATCCATGATACGCAATACTTGGAACTCATCAAGGATACCGTCAGAGATTGCCTTGGTAAGAGTATAACGGAACGCTTTGCGCTCTCCCATACCTTCTCGTGCATCTCGCATGTGTAACAGGATTCGAACTGCTACATCAATGTCTTCTCGCATAGCCTTGTAAAACAAGTTTGGAAGACTCTCTACATTTGACCTGCTTGAACCAGCAGCTTTGTAGAAATCTACCAGTGCAGACATTGAAGAGGTGTGGTTAACAGCACCGTTTTCAGTTAAACCTGCATGTAGATGCGAGTGTTTAAATAATTCGCTCATATTAATTCTCTCTCGTTAGAATGTTTTGGTGAGACAGACTCTAACGTTTGATTCAGAACCTGTCAACACCTTTTTGTTATTTTTTCAGAGTTGCTACAGCAGAGAACGTTGGTTTGTTTTCCTGTGGCTTATCTCCACCTTTCTCACCGCTATTCTTACTATCTGCTGCAATGGCTTTCATCTCACCCGCTGAGTGAGTCATGATAGTCTTACCAGCTTCCATCATTGACTTCAGGTTTACGTTATCAACCGTCAAACCAAACTCTGCAAGTTTTACAGGGTCTCTGGTAACAACTGCCTCAAAAAGCTTTGCAGCATACTCTGCTGAATTATCAATAGTTAACTGTGCCTTGACCAGTGAACTCTTGTTACGAGAACCCTTTGGTCTTCCAGATGGGTTACCTGATTGGCCTTTCTTGAATTGGCCTTTGTTAGTTCGTTTAGTCATTTCTTCACCTCTTTTAAGACTTCTTAAAAGGCTTTTAAGATAAGAGATAGATATCCAGAAAGATATCTGTTTAAATAGCCTTTTTAGAAGAGTCTTTTAAGTAATCTTCTAAGTGTTTTATTAGGCTACACGTTGTCAAGAGGAATGTCAAGTAAATTTTTTAGTTGCAATACTTCTTGACTTGTTGTATGGATTACTGTACCATCTTACTAAAGCTGTAGGTCTGCCTTTATCTACAAAGGAGACTTAATGAGAAACAACACGAAATCGAAGACAGGTAATAATACCAATCACTGTAAGGAATCAAAGCGGGTAGAATTACTCTATTACAAATCCTCTGAAATTGGTTTGTACCTTTACTTCCAAAATTATAGAAGACAAGAGGATTATTTATGTGTAGCTCCCAACTAGAAATCACAGATATTATTGATTTGTACCAAACTGCAAAGAGTCATGGTTATATAACTTCCATTGGTAAGAATAAGCACTATGATGCACTAACTGGTATGTACTTCAGAGCAATTGCTCAATCTAGTGAACAGGTCTTAATGGTTTCTTCCAGTGAATTTGCTTCATTTCTCTATTGCAGCAAGATTATCAATCGTAGGAGAACTGATAAATGCTAAATGTAAGTTTTAATTATAATGGTGATGGGTCTGTATCAATCACTTCACCATATTCTGATGACCTTCTTAAAGAGTTGGTTAATCAGTGTGAAAGAGGAATGCACTACGTTCCTAATTCATTTAAACAGAAGACTATCGCAAATAACTTGATGCGTGTTACTGTCCAATCTATGAATCCAGATTATAATATTGATGGTGAAAGTCCATACTCGCTAATGGCTCTTGGAGTTAATAGTGAATTTAAACTGGTATGTCATGATTCAGAAACATTCTTCAAAGTATTCTCGAACCTTATTCACAATGGCAAATACAGCTATGTAGCAGGTTCTACAACCTTCTCTCCAGCAAACTACACATGTGTTGTCATTGATAACCTTAGAGAGTCAGAATCAACTGCTACAGAGATTTCATTTGATGTGAACACCTCTCCAGATTCCACTCCAAGCAATGATTTTGACATGAGCTATGCACTCTCTCTGAGTAAGAAATCTGATTTCATTGAGTACGTCAATGGATTTGGATTTAAGTTGGATGAGTCTATGAATCTCAAAAAACTTAAAAACATGCTTAAGACTATGGCTTAAGTTTTATGGGGCGAAAGCCCCTTTTATTTTGTTAAGGATAGATAATGAAGGCAAAGAGTGGAAAAGACTTTTATTGCTTCCTACAATCTTATGTCCAAAGTGTTCAAGACGGTGATAAGTATAATCTTGATGATGTACTTCCGACACCCTTAACATGGCGTGATAGCAAATGGCCTGAAAAGGATATCAACCCTACCGAAACATACTTCGAATATACACCTCAAATTCCTCTACCAGATACTGAAGAACTTCTATATCCGATGTTCCACATTGTGGGTCTTGGTACGTTTTTGATGGATATTCAATATGTGATGGGTAAAGGCTATAAGATTGATGGAGTTGTTTTAGGTGACGTTTCACCGCAACACAAAGGTTATTTTAGACTAAACGCAAGATTAGAGGCTAAGAAATGATTAAAGCAAAAACATATCCAGATTTTAAAGAGTTCGTGAAAGGTTTTGTAGCGAATGTTAAAGCTGGTAAAAGATACGACTTCAGAAAGTATCAAGAGGCAGTTCTACCTCTGACATATAGCTCACCGTGGCCTGAATCTGATATTCCTGAAGTTACTGATTTCAACTACACACCAGATTATACTGTACCATTCAGTGGTGAATTGTTATATGCAGTCGGTTCACAGATGAGAACTGCTGATTTCTTTATGGATTTACAGTATGTGCTAATTAACGGAAAAGATATTGACACAGTTTACTGTGAATGGCTGGCAAGGGTTAAGCCTTTCTCTATGCTTAATGCTAAACTAAAAGAAATCCCCTCAAACCCTCCAGTTATTACAACACAACCAGTTGGTACAACAATTACTGAGGGTGATGAACTTACTTTGACTATTGTTGCTGAGAATGCAACTAACTATAAGTGGTTCCATAACGAAACACAGATTACAGATAGCTCAACACCAAACTTTACTAAGCAGAACTCTACTTTAGAAGACGCTGGTCAGTATAAGTGTGTTGTTTCTGGTGCAGGTGGTGAAGTGACATCAAATGTCGTTGATGTTGTAGTCAATGCCAAACCAACCCCACCAGTTTTCACTAAGCAGCCTGAGAGTCAATCTTTGTTTGAATTGGAACCGTTAGAGTTGACAGTAGAAGCATCTGGTGCAGATACATACCAGTGGAAGAAGGATGGTTCTGACCTACCTGATGCAACAACTGCCACATACCATAAAGATAATGTTGCTCTTGAAGACGCTGGAAACTATACATGTGTAGCAACTGGAGCAGGTGGCTCTACCGAGTCTGACACAGCTACTGTGAAAGTCTCACCTCAACCGGAGGCTTCATAATGCAACTGTCAAGTAAAGGCTTAGAAGCCATTAAGTTCTTTGAAGGGCTTCGTTTAGAAGCCTATAAAGACTCTGCTGGAATCCCTACAATCGGTTATGGTACAATTCGTATCAACGGAAGACCTGTTACGATGGGGATGAAAATTACTGCCGAACAAGCTGAACAATATCTCCTTGCAGATGTTGAGAACTATGTAGGTGCAGTAAACAGAGCAATCAAGGTTCCAACTACTCAGAATGAGTTTGATGCACTTGTTGTAGAGACTTACAACATCGGTATTGATGCTATGCAGGATTCAACTTTTATCAAGCGTCATAATGCTGGTAATAAAGTTGGTTGTGCAGAAGCTATGCAGTGGTGGAACAAGGTTACAGTGAATGGTAAAAAGGTTACTTCCAAAGGTCTGCAAAACAGACGTGGAATGGAAGCAAAGATTTATCTTGACGCTGTTTATCCAAAATAGTAGATTTAGAGGCTCCTTCGGGAGCCTTTTTTATTTCTATGGAGAAAAACTATGAAACTTTGGGCAGATGATAATGGCACTTTCAAGTACACAAGAAGTGGTATGAAGGTTCGTATTGCAGGAACCAAGTTGATTACAATGGGTGACAAGGTGTTCACAAAGTTTGTTATTGAGGTTATTGAACGTTCACCTATCACGATGGCTAACAAGGGTTTCTTTATGGGAGAACTCTACAACGTTGATGATAACGGGATGTTCTCATCTTTAGGTGAAAGTTCTCTTGATATTATTTCAGAACACCCCTTGACAAGAGAGCAGTTAGCAGGTTACTATAAAGTTCTACTTGAGCAGAAGAAGAAGATACACCAAAGTGAGGCTACATACCACAACAATGAGTGTATTAAACTTCTGGATAAAATTGAGAAAGCTGAGAGAGGTTATTATGAATAAAGAGATTCAAGTTAAAGTTGATACTTCCTGTCATGGTGTGCAAACACAAGAACTGATGGATGCTACAATCTATGAACGTGGTGGAGAACTCTGCCTTCGTTTCACAGAGGCAGATAATGAACTTCGCCGTGTTCGTGATGATGAAGATGGTTGTCCTGTTTTCGGTTGGTATGGTATTGATTTCCCGTTATATGCTTACCACTATCCAGATGGTCAAGAAGATTGGACTACGCAAGCTATCCTTGATGAACTGAATGGTGTCCCTCTGGAAGATGAGGTAACAGAGCCTACACTCCTAACTTTCACCTTCATCAAAGAAGAAAAAGTCGGTGATATTTCTGTAACAGAAGCTCTGCAAGTCACACAGGTAGTCTGATATGAGCAAAGTACAGGTTATTTTTCCAATAAATGACTTCAGTTATGAAGCTGAGTTTGACCTGTACGAAGAACTTACTGATGATGTTATCTGGGATGTAGTATCAAAGGCCATTAAGAAACTCTATGGTGGCCTTTTGAATCCTAACAATGCAAAGGTTTCTACAAAGCAAGTATCCGAACCGTACACCAGTTATGATGCTGATAAACGTAAGTTTGAGATTACTTGCTATGCCCTTCTTGTTTCTGAGAACAAAATCAACTATTTCTTCGTCAGAGAATATAACGATGGTTAAGCTTCACATTGTTGTTTACAAGAACTTTGCAGATATCCAAAACTCCTTGTCGTCAAAACTTGACCAGTGTTATCAAAGACTCTTTGTAATGTTTGACATGGTTGACTATAAGCAATCCGAGAAGACCGTTTACAAAGATGGTACAGTTGTTCTGAAGAATCAAGACATGGTGACAATCTTTGTGAAACACGATTTGTCATCTAAGAATATTGGTCTGCTGGAGTTCTATATTTTTAAAGCCACAGGTATGCGTGGTGAAAACATAAAAGTGGATTCCATTGAGGTCTTCGAGAAGCCTAATACTCCACTCAAGAAATATTTAGTGAGGAAACTCTGATATGGCTACAATTAAAGAACATGATGAAGTTCATTCTCCACAAGTAATGCTTGTGCAACATTATGGAAATATCCAAGGTGTTGTTGCTGCATTTCAACCATCTATCACATCACCTGTGAAGGTTGTCAAGCAGACAATGAACATTAACAATGTATCAACGTGTGTTATTGAAGAAGTTCAATACTTCAAATTCACAGATAAAGAGGTTGATGAGGCACTTCTAAAGTACCGACTAGACCTTGAAAAAGATATTGACCACCCAGAAGTTGTAAATCTCTTCGGAGATTTGCACAAGATGCTTGATGGTGTACCTAAGCGCACTTACTACATGAACAGTGGTGCAGTGGTTACAACGTTTACTTCACCGTTCACTGATGAGGTGATTTTGACAGATGATAAACAATTCTTTGTCATGTCTGCATCTGTTTCTGATTGGTGGATGAAAAACACAGGTTTACGGACTATTATTGAAGCAATCCGTGAACATATCCCAGACTTCAGCCCTTGGAAGGGTTCACGAGATGACTTCATTGCCATTCTGGAGTCTGTAAGGGATAAAAGAAGTAAGTTACTGCCTAAAAAATATGCTTGACAGTAATATCTAGAATTTTGTATGATGGGAGCTATCGAAAGGTGGTTCCCTTTTTTATTGGAGAGATAAAATGAACAAAGTTAAAGAATCAGACAAAATATACATCTATGTCAAGGCTAACCCATTCCAGAGAGTTAAGGCAACTGTCACACATGTGTCTAGCAGTGGTGTTGTCTACTTCAGACCTGTAAAGAATCTACATTTCAAACTATACCCAGACTTAACAAATACTTTAGAGGGACATTTATGGGCTGGTAAAATCTACTCAACTGCTGACATAGATAATCTGGTATTCACAGGTAGTTTCAAAGACCTTCTTGGTATTGCCCTGATAGACACTGCAATATCTGATGATGAAGAGTCTGAAAAGGCAACCTTTGAAGCATCACCAACTTTGAGGAAAGTCAACGTGAATCTAGAAGCTCCTACAATGCTTCTTGTAGATTTACCTGAACATGAAAACAGGTACACAACTGAAGAGGCTGGTCAGCAGACTCACGTTGTAGATAATGTCAAAGAGTACTTTAAGCATTTCTGTGATGCAAATACACACAGACATATGTTGATTTCACCACAAAAGAAATTCAACTCAATGTTGACCAGCACTTGTGAAGATGCTAAAAAGAATGTGGAAGAACTTAAAGAGGCAGTCTACACTACACACGAGGTGGTTAACAATAACTACATTGAACAAACCGTCAGAACTATGGTAAAAGCAGGTTTATCACCTTACCAGATTGCTGAAGAAATTCAAAGACAGTTTTACAATGCGATGGTGAAAGAATGAAAAAGTTTACAACGTTAGGCGAATACTGGAAACTGTCAGTTTCTGAACAGTATCGCAGAGCTAAGAAGACAAAACAGTGCTATGGTAAGTTTGCCAGAGGTGATATTCTGGTATGTACAGAAGAAGCACTCAAGAACGTTACTCCCAGAGGTAAGACATTCCAAAGAATGATTGACAGAGAGTGGAATGCACGATTAAAGAGGATTGAACAATGATTTACGAAGATTCAAGAGACCAGATTTCTTATGTGAAGTCAAGACACCATGTATCTTTCAAGATTGTGAAAGCAAATGGTGAAGAAGGAACAATTTCACACTTCGGAGGTGAAAATTGGTTTGGTACAGGATGCTTTGAAGGATACAGCAGAGAGTACTTGAAAGCTTTCTACAGAGACTTCTCAGCAGATTACAATGAACTTATCAATCTGGAAAATAAATGCAGAAGTGCTGAGTATAATACCAGAGGGTGGGCAGGTTTAGCAATCATGCTATCCGTATTCCTTGCCATGATTTGTGTAATATCCTTCAGTGGTATGTACATGCAAGATTTGACGTTTAACCAAGCTGAGAAGAAAATTTCTGAGCTTTGGTTCTTGTATGTAATCCCGATAGTTGGTATTATCCTCTCCTGTTGGAGAATGACAGCCTACAAGAAGAAGATTGTAGAGTTTGAGAGTAAGTTTGAAGAGGTAAGTAGAGAATGCAACCTAAAATTTTAGTAATTTGTATCCGCTATGCTATTGCGGAAATGATTAACCAGAAAATCTTAAAAGATATCTCGGAGGGTAAATGATTAGAACACCTGTCAAGCCTTTTGGCTTTAACACTCTGGAAGAGTTCAAAGAGTACCTTGAGAAAGGTTTCTATAATGAACAGCCAGTGACAGTGATTAAATCTGACTTGGTACAGCTTGTTGACATTGCTATTGCAGCAACTGAACCTAAGAAGAAAGAGAAAAAGGCTTCTTCAAAGAAAGATAAAGAGTCTGTTGAAGAATAATCTGTCAAGGGGTGTAAAAGCCCCTGTTTTAGAGGTAGCGAAAAATGAAACTGAAGAAATATGAAATTGTGTCTCTTGTCAATTATACAACAAGAGAACGTGTAGCCCTAGGTACAGTCAGAGAAATTGACCACAGCCGTTACCCGTTTTCAATAGAACTTGCTAATGATTTCAAAATTGGAGAAGGTGATGAAGCAATGTCTTTTAAGTGTGGAGAAATTATCACTTTTGATAATGACTTTCTCTACAGAGGTATAGCACATGCTGACCACAAAAGTTTTGATATCCAGATTGCAATGTTTGATGAGAAAGATGTAAGTGGGGTTTGCACATACAGTATCCTTCAAGAAGATATTGCAAAAGAAATCTTAGAAATGTCTGTTAAGATTGATAATGCACTGGAACCGTTGCTTCCATACTTAAAATCTGGTAAGTTATCTAGACAAGCACTTTTGAATATCATTGATATAAAAATTTCTAAAGGTTGACTATGACTCCACAATCCAGAGGCGTTAAAGGTATCCACCCTCCAAAGGGTGGTTGGAAAGATAACACTTTCTACATCGTTGAAGTTGCTTACAAGCCACTTAATATGATTCATAAAGCGATGTTCTACACAGGATTCTGTGATGATGGTGTACCTGCTGGTTACAACTGGCTTATGAATGGTGGTTATGAAGACCTTTGCAGTATTCAGGAAGCTTATTACTTGAAAGCTATTGCAGAGTTACCTGATGAGTTTCAGATTGAGAGAGATGAGGATTGGAAAGATGAAGAATGTTAAAGAGATAGTTCGTAAAGCTATGCTTAACAACGGGACTAAAGATGATATGTACAAAGCTATCGTTGAAGACCTCGGTTGTTCAAGACATGCTGCAAAGGTTCTTCTTCATAGCTTTATCTGGGAGTGTTCAGAGGCTTACATGGTTCATGCAGCTTTTTCAGAGTCTCACTTCCAAGCAGATAAGAACTTGTTAGCACGATATGATTTACGTGAAAATAAAGTAACTCTCCCTTTAGTCATTGGTAACATCTATGATGTGATGTGTTTTGAATCAAAAACTGTTATTGGGAGTGGTGTTGTAACTGAAGTATACAGTGATGATGCGTATCTTATAAGATTCAAAGATTGTGTTAAAGAGAAATCTCATCTCGAAAACACTCAATGGCTCGTTAGTAAAGATAACTTAATTTCTCCAAACTCAAACAATGCTTTTGGTATTCCAGCTTATGAAGTGTTACGATGAGGAAAGTTATGGGACACCTACTGAAGAAGAGTTGGAAGAACTTAACCGATATGGTTCCCCATCTGAAGAGGAAGAAGAAGCTCTCAGAAGAATGGGAAACTATTACTAAGAAATGTTTTCAGGATTTGATAGATATGAAAAAGTTTGAACTTGAAAGGAAGTACCTAGTACTCAGTCTGGATGATATCAACACACATCTTGATGAAAGTGAGAAGAGGTCTTTAGAATACCTTGTGAACCAACTTAAGATGGAACGAGAAGACTCAGGTAAGAAGCCACTTGAAGGTATCTTTGTCAAGAAGTCTTATCCGTTCTATGAAGATACTTTGAAGAAACTTGAAATGTACGTTAAACAGCAGAACCGTAAAGAGTTCACTATGGTTTCCCTTGGTGGTCAACAAATGTTGATTATGGAAGATATAAACCCTAAGAGAGTTAACAGAGGTGTTTGTATCAAGGTCACAGGGAAAGAAGAGTTCATTGAACATGACATGTTAAGACACATCACAGAAGGTATTGGTGTTGTACTGAACATGAATGAATACCATATTAGCTCACATCCAATTAAGGGTGACCAGATAATGATTCAGGTAAGAGAACGTCACAATGGATTCACACACTTCTTCCAGACTTCTAAAACTTCATTACAAACCATGCTTAGTGAAGTGATGTAAACTATATAGCCCCTTAAAATGGATTCGATAGAATCTATCTCATAGGGGCTTTTTATTGAGTAAAATATTTTATAAAATTTGGATTCACTCCGTTCATCTTGGGTCACCATGATATGTGATAAAATATCTATACCTTTCTAAACACCCTTTCTAAGCATCATCTCTATATAGTATTATATAGTATCTATATAGCCTCTTAGTCTCTAAATAGTGCTCTCTATATAGCCCTCTATAAAGCCTTCTAAGCCTCTCTTAATCAACCCTATACAATCACCTTCCTATCTTCTCCCTAGCCCCTTAGAAGCCCCTATAGCCATCTTAATCTCTATGTCCAAGATAGTACCCTATATAGCAGAATCACTAGGTATTACTAAGCCTCTATATAGACTGTTATATAACACTAAACAGGTATTCCCTGTAAAGGCTTATCCTACAAGGTCTAACACGGTACTAACAAGGTATCTTATAAGCCTGTTAATTCCTGTTTTATATAAGATAGTGTATAGATAGTTATTCAGTTCTATAAAATTTTTATAAAATAGACTAGGTAGGTTACTTTTTAGGTTCTTTGGAGAATCTGAAAAATATCTACTCAGGATGTATATCTGCTTGGTAGCCCTTAACAACCCTGTAACATCCCCTTTGCAAAATCTTAAAATATCATTAACAATCTCTTAACAACTCTCTCAAGCTCTTAACAATTCTTCAAAGCACTTAACAGACCCTTAACAGAACTAACAAGGGTTTAACAAGTCTGTAACATTGCTTACAAGAATCTAACAAGTGGCTTATAAGTTGCTAAATAGTTAAATCTTAAGAGTTATTTTGTTAAGATAATTAACAAGATGCTAACAAGTTCTAAACCTTTTTAACAAGCTGTTAACATGGTCACTATCTCTGGTCTATAGTTCCCTTCCCCTTCTTAGTGATTCTCTATAAAGCCCTCTTAAAAGCTCTGTATAACTCTGTATAGCCTCTTCTAAGGTTCTCCCTAGTAACTACACCCCAACTACCTGTATAGCTCTTTATAGGGCTTTCTAGGGGCTTATACAGGGACTTCAAAGTGTCTAACAAGCTTTTAACATACCTCTAACAAGGATTTAACAAGGGGCTAACAAGTCTCTAATAAGCATAACTATGTAGCATTTGTTAAGATTTTGTTAAGAGAATGTAAAGGGGGCTAACTTTTACGTTACTTTTAAGGCTCTTTTAAGTCTCCATAGCACACTTTGAAGTAACTTTCAAGCCCCTTTGTAACCATTCACAAGATACTAACGAGGCTATAAGCTTATACCCTTATAAGATTCTTTTAAGGCTCTAGGAAGCTCTATAAAGGGCTTTTTAGAATGGGTTAATATGATTGCTTAAGATGAGATGATAAGCCCGTATAGAGCGTTATAGAGCGTTTTAGGGATTGCCCTTCCCTTTCGGGTTATGGGCTTATATTGTAGTTGACTTGATAAGAAGATATAGAGTAAGCTATAGAGTTATTGTTCTAAATGTCTGGTAAGATTCTAGGAAGGGTTCTGTATAGACGTAAAAAAGCCCCATTTAAGGGGCTGTAAAGGTGTCTGGGGCTATTTGCCCCGTTGCGGCGTCCTGTTAGTTATTGAAGCCGTCAACCTCATAGTAAAGCGTGATAAGAGAATCACCCCAATAGTAAGATGATACCCCATCTTTTAAGACTTCCTGTTTAGTTTCCTTCCAGAATGGTTCTGATGGGTTATAGTCCTGAATAGTTGCCTTCAGACACATTTCAACCATACCAAAAGCATCACCAGTGCCAACCATATCAAATTTAACATCTAATACGTTGAAGCCGAAGTTGTTAACAGTTGCGCGGATAGTGGCCATTTTAAATCTCCAGTTTAGGATTTAGGTTAGTGGGGAAGTTTCCCTCCCCGTTGAAAACAATATTAATTCATTGCTGCGTATGTTGCAAGCCTTTTTTCATTGTATTTTGTAAGAATCTCACAAGATAAAACGTCATACTTTGCAATTGCTTCAGATTTAGTTAAACCAAAATGGCTTACGATTTCACCATTCATGAATCCAACTACCTCATAAGACTCCGCGATGATTTCACCATTAAACCAATCACTTTCGATACGTTTGCAAAGTTGGATATCTTCTTTGTCAGTACCAATCTGTAACATGTTAGTGATTTCTTGATTATTCATTTTCTAGTCTCCAGTTTAGGATTGTTGGGGAAGGCCATTCCCTCCCCGTTGATGAGTACTTTATAGAGTTCTGATGATTTCGTCAAGTGAATTTTCTAAGTTTTTTAAAGATTGTTCGTACAGCTTAATCCCTCTAGTTAATGCTTCCCCTAACGTAATTTTAAATTTAGTTGTCGGGTAGTTACTTGTAAAGATGTTTTCTACTTCATAGAGTGGGTATTGTTGGTTACCCGTTCCCATAGCATACATCCCTGTATAGTGAATTGCAATAAAAAGGTTATGGGACTTAATAGAACGCTCATAAGCCATTTTAAGGCGGTTTACTTCGTTTTTAGTAGCCTTGATAGCCATTTCATGAATTTCTGCAACTATAGCCATATAATCGTTCAGAATAAGAGAAATAGCCCCCATAAAGCTGTTAGCTGTTACCGCTTTTACATTCGGTCGGTGTACATAAAACGTTTTATCTTCCCCTTTTGTGATAACTGCAAAAGCTTTGCTCTTTAAGGTAAATTCCCAAGTATCTTTACAAGGCTTGCTCATTACTTCACGGCTACGGATTGCATTAACAGCATTAAACTTATTCATCTTTGAAGTCTCCAGTTTAGGAATTTTGTTTAGTGGGGAAGTTTCCCTCCCCGTTGATAAGTACTTTACTTGTTTTGATTCTTTATTGCAAGTAGTTTTTTATCAAAAACTTTATCTGAGATTTCACCAATAATGAGTAGTGCTAATGGCAACACAACGGAAACAATCATACCACAAAGGATAGGGTTTTTGATGATATCTAACATTTAGTGATTCTCCAGTTTAGGAAGGTTACCCTCTGAAGAAAACTATACAGACTTACAAAAACCTTTGCAAGTACTTTTACGCTTATCTATAAAGAATCTTTTAAGTAAATCCCTTTTAGATAAACCCCCTCGAACAAAGTTACACTTGTCAAGGGGTATTGTCAACAGGTTTTTAAGAGAAATTTGTAAGTTACTGATTAGCTTATAAAGATTTTTTCTGGCTTAACATAAGTTAATGCTTGCTTTTTAAGCAAATCAGACCAAATGAGTGCGGCAATGTGACTATATCCCTTTTCTCTCAATCCCTGCATAGCTGATTTGCGAGTCTCAAAACGTGTAGCATAGTATTCAGTGTTAAGGGTAGTTTTATTACCTTCGTTGTCAACATGTACAACCTGCATCACTTGAAAAGGGCTTACATCTTCTCCCCTGTTCCACTGCTCAAAGTATTTGAGGCATTGCATAGGTGTCATTTTGTCGCTTACTTGAGTAGACCATGACGAATTTTCTTTATCAGTGATAATTGTTACATATGCCATTTTTAGATTCTCCAGTTTAGGATTGTTGGTTAGTAAAGCTCTTTATCTGGGGCTTATCTTATCTAACTATAAACCCCATGTAAAGCACTTTATTAGTTATTTGTAGTAATGATATGTAAACTCGTTTATCAGGCTTCCATCCTCATCATTGTACTGATTATGACTAGCCAGATAACCGCCATTAGCTAAAATTTCGTCAATCAACTTTTTAGCGTCATCGTTGGGTATTCTAACAGGGTTACTAAACGGTTGTAAATAGGTACGACGAACATTTGAGAATTTAAAATCAATGGTTTTTACGTTAAGAACTTGCAACATTTTTAGATTCTCCAGTTTAGGATTGTTAGTAAAGCTCTTTATCTGGGGCTATCTTATCAACTTGATAACCCCATGTAAAGCACTTTATTAGTAAGCTTTTACCTTACCAATTACCATCTTTGCAAACATTTCAACTTTTAAAGGTTCTGGATAACCTTGTAGTAGCATTGTGTTATCTGCGTAGATTTCTAATACTTTGTGTGTTTTGTGGGCGCTTACAGGTGAATTAGTGCTGTGCTCAAATTTGACCATTACATAATCACCAGCTTTGATTTTACTTTTCATTTTAGATTCTCCAGTTTAGGAATTTTGCTTAGTGGGGAAGTTTCCCTCCCCGTTGATAAATACTTTACTTGTTTGCGTTTTCAGTGTCAACTACTTTTCTATAAGAATTTCATAATCACCATTCACACTATCAAAATAAATCCCGTATTCATCTTCTGATTTATAGTAGCACTGTATATCATCTGATGCGGGATAGTCTTGCCTTGCTATCTGACACGCTACAATAGCATTGTTTTCGCTTCCTGTAAACTCTTCTAAACCTTTAAAGTCACATTGTGAGCCGTTGCAAATAGACAGGATAAGATAGATTGTTGTAAGCATTTTAAGCCTCTTGTAAGCCCCTATGCGGGGCTTTTCTAGTTAACTGGTACGATTCTATAGTTTATGCTGTTAAATCGCTTAAAGCCGTTTCTGCTACGTTTTCGTGCATAGATTCATAGATATCTATATACACATTATTCATTTCATCGCTACGCTGTACCATTGTTGCAATGTTGCGTAGCTCATCCGGTATGAATCCTAAATTCCTGTTATTCAGATTAGGAACAAAGAAAGGGGAATACATAGCGTTAAATTCAGTTGTGTAAATCTTTTTAATCCATGACTTATCAAAGTATTCTGTAAAGCTTGCAACGTCACTCATATTCTCACAACTCCAGTCATCTTGTAAATCTTCCTCTGGAATGTCAAGTTCCAAGATAACAATTTTTTGAGACTTCATTTGATATGCTGCTGTAATGCTTGCACTATCAAGCGCGTTTCTAATACCTTCATTTGTGATTTGTTCGTCGTCTAAGCTTTCTACATCATAGAACTTATTAACAGGGTACACGTAAAAACATCCATCCATATCAGAGCAATTCCAAGCTCCTGATGGTTTTTCACCGCCATTGATGAGATTTAAAAAGTTTTCTTGTGTAGTACCGTGGAAGCATTGCATTTTAGATTCTCCAGTTTAGGATTGTTGGTAAAGCTCTTTATCTGGGGCTTATCTTATCTAACTATAAACCCCATGTAAAGCACTTTATTTAGTTTTCTTTGTAAAGATTAGTTTAACTGCAACAGTCGGCAATTCTTCAATACTTGTGAACAAAGTCACTTTTTGCGTCTTGACGTTGTAACCATACTTTGAGCCATAAGCCGTAAAACGATTCACAATGTAACTGTAAGTTTTTGCCGTATTATCTGGCATATGATATAAAAAGGGCTTGCCAAGGTTTTCAAGTTGTGTTAACAGTCGGCAGGTATCAGGAATATTCAGCATATTAAACATTTTTTAGATTCTCCAGTTTAGGATTGTTGGGGCTTTATCTTGCCCCGTTGATGAGTACTTTACTACTATGTTTTTGCAGTGTCAATCAAATTTCTGAATAAATTGCATCGCAAATTTCACGGAAAATTTCTGATGGTAAATTGCGCTGTAACCATGTTGCAAAGAAATCAGCAATTGCAAAGTTTGCATCAAAATCAACACAAAGCCACACTTTAACAGCAAATCGGAACATTTTCAAGTCTAACTCTTTATTCATTACCTTAGACTTTGACAGCATTTCTTTCATTTCGTATTGTGCGCCGTCAATTATAGCTCCTGCTGCTACATCTTGCAAGGCTTCCTTAATCTGTTTTGTGTCTACTACTACACCCTGAATTTTACCTATAATATCATGAAGCATTTCGTCCGGTGCTGCTGATGTGACAATGTTAATACGGTTAATGGTCAAACGTGCTTTCAAAATTGCAACTTCTTTGTGATTAACAGTAGTCATTTTTGAATCTCCAGTTTAGGTTGGTTTTAGATAAATCTCTTTATCTGGGGCTATCTTATCAACTTGATAACCCCATGTAAAGCAATTTATTAGACTAAATATAATTTTTTACCGCTAACAATAATGTAACTTACACCGCTATTGCTGTAAACATCTTGATAAATTCTGCGTAACTTTCCAAGGTATCGGACTTTCCAAGATGTAGGAATTTTCTTTCCATATCCTGTGGCGGTTTTTTGTAAACCTGCTACTTGCCAGTCTAATAAATGCTGTTCTGCTCTTAACTCTTCAAAGTTTAATACACCATCTACATAGTGCTTTAAAGTTACATTGAGGGTATTACCATTATTAGTTGTATACATTTTAGATTCTCCAGTTTAGGAATTTTGCTTAGTGGGGAAGTTTCCCTCCCCGTTGATAAATACTTTACTTGTTTTGATTCTTTATTGCAAGCTCTTTTTTATTAATTTCTTGAGCTATTACGATGTAATAATCTTTTAAATTTATATCTTGAATTGATTCTAACAGTATGTCATAATCACTAATTAACTTAAAATCACCTGCTAGAATGTTATCAATTCTGTATGTCTCCGCTTTGAATCGAAAACTCATCTCTAAATGCTTCAGTTGTTCCAAGCTTAAACGCTCTAAAAAGCCCCGTACAAGGTTTATTTTTAAATCCCTTGTAAGTGCCTTATTAGCTAACTGATGCGCTTTAAAGGCTTTATAGAGCGCCACAATAGAGATAAAAATAGCTGTATATGTGATTAACATTTGTTTACGCCTTTGTGAAATAGTTTTCCAGTGTGACTAATTTCATATGAATCAATCATATCTCTAGTGGTCTTAATCGATGACTTGTTAGTGTTATCATAAATATCAACCTGAAGCAATGGCTTTTTGTATTCTTTACAAAAATTCCATACACAAACTATTACTTCTTTTTTGTTAATCTTTCCATGATACCACTCTACGGCTTCAGATTGACGGCGCATAGATTCAATGAATTGAATGTTGTTTAATAGCTGGCTTAATTTAGTTCTGACGTTTGCGGCAATAAACATTTTAGATTCTCCAGTTTAGGATTGTTGATTAGTAAAGCTCTTTATCTGGGGCTATCTTAGCAACTTGATAACCCCATGTAAAGTACTTTTAAATGTTAAAGATATTCATCACACTGTCTTTTAAAACCTCTAAGCGCTCTAAAACTTCCTCTTCAGCACCTGCATTGCTTACTTCCTCTTTTAATCTTTCCTCTAAATCTTCCCCGTCAAGATAGCACCAATCAAAAGAGTACGCAAGAGAAAAACTATTTAAAACCGTGTTCCCTTCAGCGTCAACTACTGAGGCATATAGAATGTAGCTATTAGCCCCTAAATCCCTTTCTAGCTCATCCTGTAAGCTCTTGTAAGCTTCCAATGATGGGTTATCCCTTCCCTGTTTTGCGTAGTCGCTGGCAAGCTGTGAAAGTGGGTAATGCGTAGGGATTGCATATTTGTAGCTGTTACGTTCTGCATTCTTAACTTTGATTGTAACCCCGCCTTTATGCTCATCAGTAAATTGCCAGTTACCCACACAATGGGAAGGCTCATAGAAATTAACTGCTGCATAAATAATGGTGTATTTTTCTTTTACAACTTCAAAAATAGCATCAGTGGTTTTCATTTTAGATTCTCCAGTTTAGGATTGTTGGTAAAGCTCTTTATCTGGGGCTTATACTAGCAATTTATAAACCCCATGTAAAGTACTTTTTAGATTAAATTGTCAGTTAATGCCAAGTGCATTTTATAACCCTGTTTTGTAAATACATTTGTTTTACCGATAGTCTGTACACCTTTAAACAGGTTTTTAGAGCTATGTTTCAAGGTTAATTCTTTGTCTGTCTTTACGCCCCATCTTACAGTAGCCTCTTTTCCATTGTCAATTACTTTTCCATTTAATTTTTTAGCAGTTACACGAGCGTCATCACGAGATTTTGCAGACACAATGATGTTTTTAATAGTAGCCATTTTTAAAACTCCAGTTTAGGTTGGTTATTGGTAAAGCTCTTTATCTGGGGCTTATCTTATCTAACTATAAACCCCATGTAAAGCATTTTAGATTCTCCAGTTTAGGATTGTTGGTAAAGCTCTTTATCTGGGGCTTATACTAGCAATTTATAAACCCCATGTAAAGTACTTTTTAGATTAAATTGTCAGTTAATGCCAAGTGCATTTTATAACCCTGTTTTGTAAATACATTTGTTTTACCGATAGTCTGTACACCTTTAAACAGGTTTTTAGAGCTATGTTTCAAGGTTAATTCTTTGTCTGTCTTTACGCCCCATCTTACAGTAGCCTCTTTTCCATTGTCAATTACTTTTCCATTTAATTTTTTAGCAGTTACACGAGCGTCATCACGAGATTTTGCAGACACAATGATGTTTTTAATAGTAGCCATTTTTAAAACTCCAGTTTAGGTTGGTTATTGGTAAAGCTCTTTATCTGGGGCTTATCTTATCTAACTATAAACCCCATGTAAAGGACTTTATTTAATTAATTTTGAAGATTGTCACATAGCCGTCGCTACCAATTGTCTGAGATACTCCAGCCTTCTCTACATCATACCCCATTTTATCAAGATGGTAAATTGCATCCTCATACCCATATTTACCGCCTTGATAGCGTCTTTTTTCACAGCGTATCACAGTTTTACCACGTCCTGCAATAGCATTTATGATAGCTTTATCACCGGATAATGTGCCGTCAAGCATAGTTGCTTTGTAGTGGTTAATACGGTTACCATTAACATCATACTTAAAATTGTAAGCGTGAACAACAATTATTTTACCTTTAAAACTTTCTTGCATTGCCTCTTCTAAGGTTTTACGAAAGTTGTCTTTGTTGATGAATTTAGGCGCACGATATTTCATTTTGTATTCTCCAGTTTAGGTTGGTTATTGGTAAAGCTCTTTATCTGGGGCTTAAGATACCAGCTTTTAAACCCCATGTAAAGTACTTTAAATGTTGTAATAATAAATTGCTGTATGCCTTGTAAACTGTCTTGTGTGATTTGTCAAGTAACAATCAGACCTGATTGATGTATCAACATACTTATCATAATCCTTTTCTGAGATACGTTGCCAAACGTCGCAGATTAACATATAAAAACGGCGCTTCTTTGTTTTGTTGTTGTCAACTATCATTAACTCACGTTGATATAACATTTTAGATTCTCCAGTTTAGGATTGTTGGGATGTTTCCCGTTGATGCAAATACTATAAGACTGGACTCATGAAGTCAACAAAATTTTTAAAAATATTTTTGATGTTCTGTGAATAGAACGCACGTATGCGAATACACTAAAACAGGAATCTAGTCAAGAATTATTTTTTAGTTCTCTACAAATTTTTCTCTTGACTTTTGGGAGGAAGGGGAGTAAGAGGGGATGGTGGGGCTGGCTTCCTACAACTATCTACCTGCACAAACTGAAAATGAATTTTCCCTTTGGAGTCCAACTGCATCTGCACAGATTGAAAATGAAAAAACTCTTTGGAGTCTAGACCTGCACGTTTTGAAAATGAAATTTCCCTTTGGAGTTCAGTTAAAGAAATCTGTCCAGAGTTCTACAAAATAATACCTGCACAAATTTGAAATGAAAAAGCCCTCCTTACCTGAGATTTTAAACTCAAACTTTGGAGGGCTTGTCTATGTTTATCTAGGTAACTTATTAGTTACGTGCTTCAACATAGTTTACGTTTGTATGTGTGATATAATCTTCTGCAAACTCTTCTGTAGCTGCATTGATATACACACTTGCATCATCACCAAATGTCACGGCTCTGTGGTGGTGGCCTTGTAACGGGTGGGTAACTTGAGCGTTACTTCGATTGTACTTCTCAACCGGAGGGTAACTGGTGTGTACCTTGCCATTACGCTTCACCTTGAGGGTAACTTTATCCTTACCAACCACAGCAACTCCATCGAAGTACTGAGGCTCACTAAAGTTCTCCCAACCAGTAACAGGACTAGTCAACTTACTGTACATCTTATCTTCATAGACATACATATAAACGTCAACATCCTTCATAGTCTGATTGATGATAGACAGCACAGCCATGCTATCAAGACCACCAATCCCTGCACCAACCATAGGAAGTCCAACCTTCTTAAGCTGGTTCACTTTGCAGTAGTTATTAAGACGCTGCAAAGCTGCTTCTAAAGCATTGTATCGTGCATCTTTACCAGTGATAACCTGAGTGTAAAGGTTAGCAATTCGACCCTGCTTAAAACGTGCTACAGAGATGTTACCAAGCATAAGATGCTTAGGTTTATGACCTTCACCACCAACTGTAGCATAAACTTCAGCGTCAGTCTCATAAGCTTTTGGATAACGTTTAGCAATTGTTGCTGCAATACCTGCACCCATTAAGTTCATGCAGTTACAACCGTGACCAATGATATCAAACTTCTTATTATCAAAGTCTTTAAAGATATCACCTTTAATGATTTTTACGATACCCATATTAGTAATGCTCCCAACGTTCGTTGTCTTCAGATGGTTTAACTCGGTTACCTTCATGGTCTACCCACAAAGCACCACAACCTTCACAGATTACTGGCATTGCTGAACCAGATTCAAACTCTGCCTTTGTAAAAAGACCTTTTAAGTCTCCTGTATCTTGGCCAAACATCTCAATAGAGCACTTAGTGCAGAAATCAGCCATTTGAGATTACCTCTTGGAAGAAGACATTCCCTTCATTAGCCCAATGATACTTAAAATCTTCTAAGCTTGAATGGATAAGTAAAGGGTTCATGTAATGCCCAAAATCACCTATCTTAAAGTTGTAGTGGATTAATGGGTTCATGAATGGTATTACTTCATCCCTTCCAACAAATATAGCACCTGCTAATACTTGCCGTGTCACTTTACTTCTTACCAGAATTGCTTTCATACATCACCCTTTCAGTTAGTTCGAACAGGTCAACATGCTCAATGCTCTCAACATGTATACCAACTTTTGCATAGTGTTCTTTAAGGCTCTCATCATTAAGCCATATCAGACACCAATGATTTTCTATTGATTCTTCCAACTTGTCAACACAATCTTTGAAAGTTTTCATATCTCCACGAGTACCAACAAATGCGATAACTCCGTAGAGAAATTCTTTCCCACTGTGACAAACTTGGGCTGTACCAATTTCTTTTTCACCATCTGAAAAGACGGCTACATAATTCTTACCATCTAGTTGCATTGATAAACCTCACTTGATGATTTCTTTAATTTGCTGAAGTAAAGCTGCTGAGGATTCTTCCCAGAGTGTTAATGCCTCTATGGAACCTACACAACTTTCTCCAGCTTCATTGTAACGAGAATCACCATACTCTTCAATCAGTTTAAGCAACTCTTGCTTATCATCTGTACTTGTTTCTGGTGAAATTTCACAGTTAGGTAATTCACCATTTTCTGTGAAGTATTGAAGGTAAGGTAGTAGTTCTTTTACCTGAGCTTGGTTCAGGTGCATACGTTGATTACCTACAAAATCCTTGCCTGTCAATGCTGGTATGTTTAGTTCTTTCCAACCATTATTAAGGTACTTTACCGATACCTCTTTTGCACCAAGCCAGATACGTGGCTCATATGATGAGCTTCTTTGTAAGGTACAGATTTCACCGTTAGAATCTTTAAACTCAGTGTAATATGGTTGAACTTTCATACTCTATTTCCTCGTTTTAAGGACTGCATAGATTTCTTTAGAATCTTCCCCGAACCATGTGTAGTGATTCTCGTTGATTTCAGGATGGTTGTCAACACGTATTTTGCAATCTCTTCCAACATGTTTAAGTTGTGCAGAAACACCCTGCATAAAGATGTGACAGGTTACATCATCCATAACCGTTGGCATAATGTCAAATCTCATGTAAGTGTTACTTGGTCTTGGTAACAGAAGATAACCTTCCACAAAAAATGTTTCATTCTTCTCTGTCATTGCTGCTTATTCCCTAACAAAATCATATCAATCAAATTGTTTGCCTTAATAGTACATTCATAGTAACCATCACGATAGAACTCAAGAGCACTTGCAAGGTCTGCACCTTTAGTACCTTTAACCTCATATCGTGCTTCCTCTTGAGTGTACTTGTCACTCTCACTTACTTGGGAGTTTTTGAAGGTACTGTTCACTTTGCTCGTTGAACACCCTGACATAAGGCTCAGTAGCACAATCATTAATAAAGACTGTCTTAGTTTTTTCATAGTTCAATACCTCTTTGGTGTGTTTGTTTTTAGCAAGCACATCTTTCAAATCATTTTTGTAATTGGAGCTAAGATTTGATAAACCTTCTTGATAAGCATCTTTAGCAACACTTACAAGTTTCTGGTTAGTTAACTCCTTTTCATTAACTTGGCTGGTCTTGTAAGTGTAACCTCCCCAAGCACCAACACCTATTAAGAAAATGATTACAAAAGCTGCTTGACAAAATTCTTTAAACGTCATTTAACTTCTCCTAGAAATGAAAAAGGCTCCCGTAGGAGCCTCTATAATAACTTTAACCAAGAACTTTCGCAAGGACATTTGCTGCCATTGTTGAGGCTTTTGAAGCAGCAGCTACGCCAGCCTTAATGGTATTATCCTTAATCGCAGAAACCGTTGCAGTATCTGTGAAGAGGTAAGTGGTAGTTTGAGAACCACTTGTAAAGGAAAGCATAAGAGCAGTTTCCAGATTGAAAGAACGGTAAGGAGCACCGGATTGTACAATCCCTTTTGCACCTAACTCTGAAGCCATACCCATATCATAGATAGTCATCAGATTTTCTTTATGAGCAGTAGTTGAGCCAACACCCTTAACGTGTTTTGTTACATTCAACATTGCACGATACTCACGAATGCTACCATCAGCTTTCACGTTTACTGCACGAAAGATTTTACCATCGAAGTTGCTCTTGATGATATCACGAACTACCTGTGATTTGTTACCGGAAGCATCGATAGCTACTGTAATAATGTTTTGCATGATTTACTCTCTCAGTTTTTAACAAGCATTGTTTTGATGTGTGGTAAGATTCTTTCTACCTTTGCCACGTTCTTCACTGTATCTTCTATAAAGCATACTACATCATAGTAAGGTAGAATGCAAGACTGAAGCATACGAACTTTCAAACTTTCTGCACTAATCTCATTGTCACCAAATCCACGCATAAACAGTAAGAAATCACTGTCTACATTTTCATTCAGGAAGAGATGGGTGACAACTCTTTGTGATTCTCCACGAGCAGTTAAGAATCCTATATCAGCATTTTGTGATATACCACACAGAATGTTAAAAACATACGTTGGTTTAGCTCTGCAAGATTCTACCAAGTCTGTGTACTGTGAGTAAGTACCATCAGTTAACAGAGTTGCATTAAGCTTCTTATTAAAGCTTGTAAGAACACCGTCAATGTCTGCTAATACCATTTTACGTTTTTCTTCCAAGTTCTTTGCAACCAAGATAAGGCTGTTACGACCAACATATACAGTTTTACCTGTTAGCAAATCCTGACAAGGAATCTGTGTCTTTGTTGAATGAAAGTCTTCAAAACTACATACAACATTTCTTGCTGTATCTGCAAAGTCAGCTTTAGCAATGTCTGACCAACTTGCAGAACTGATATCTAAATCAAGTGGCTTAACATCATAAGCATGACACAGAACCATATCAAATTGTTTTGATTCGCTCATATTTTACCTTTTTAATGTTTGTTGCAAACTCACATTGAGCAAGCAGTTTCATGTTATTGTACACATCTTGAGAATATTGTCTAGCCTTTGGAATCTTATATTTGTAACCAGCATTATAAGAAGCTAGGACACGCTTCATAGAGTATTTCCCATCTGGATTACCATGAACCTTTGTCCAGAATAACAACTCCTTATGAGCCTCTTCTGCTGAGTAATGGAAGTCACTTACCAACTTCTTCTTAGCAACCTTTGGAGATACTTTGTTACGCTTTACAACAGTCTTCAAGTGATTCTGGAAAACACCATAATCATGAGTCTTTTTATTTTCTAACATGACACCTAATTGTGACTCTTGTAAGGCTATAGCTGCTAAAGGGATTCCCCAACCTTTTCCCATCTGTCCTTCGCCATAGTTATATGCTTTTAACATATTAACTTTCTGGCTGATTGTAAGCTCTGGACAGTTAGATGCTGTAGCTAAATGTGCTGTAAAGAGTAAGCACAAACCTAAAACAAATTTCTTCATTTGCACTCCTATTTTGTTAAACATGCAGACAATTATACACTAACCTGCACATTTTTCAAATAAAAAAGGCTGCCGAAGCAGCCCCTTTAGGAATTTACTTATTAAACTTCACGTTTACGCTGAGAAATCAGTTCACCAGCAGTACCTACAACTACGTGGAGTGCTTCTGAACCATCCCACTCTTTGATAACTTCACGGCGACTATTTACAATCGCTGCAACTTCATAACGTGAAGCTCGCATTTTCATGTCGTTGTAGTCAGTTGGTACTGAAACAACATCACGAGGGTGAACACGAACTTTCAGGATAGTGTCACCAGAGAAGCTAGTTACATAATCCCAAGCACCAACGTGTAGACCCTGAGAGCAGGTTACATGGCGATTATTATCAACCATCCAACGTGGCATCTCTACAATGTTACCCAAATCATTTGGAACTTTGCAGGTACGAGAGTCAAACAGTTTACCACTACGAGTTGTGACTTTCTTCCAACCGATGATATAACCTTCTTCATCAATTTCAACATCGAGGTGTGATACGAATCCCCAAAGTTGTTCTACAGAATCTTTTGATGGGTTTTCCATCAGTTTTTCGAAGAATGCAATCAGTCGAACAAAACCATTATCACCCTTCTTCATCATATCCAGAATACGGTCTACCAGAGTTGAACGCATCTGAACAGCACCATAATACAGGTTGTCACCTTTGATGGTTACAGCACCCTGAGTGAAGTTCTCAATAGACTTGCGAATGTTCATCAACTCAAAAGCTTTCTTGTACTCACCTGAAACAACCGCCATTACAATGTCAGTGTAGTTAGGGTGAGTTGATTCAACAATCTCAGACTCTGCACCGAAAGTCATGATAACAGAATCACCAGTAATCATGTACTCAATCTGGCTGTTACTCTGCATTGCTTCATGCAGAGCATTTACAGGTTCTGCTTTGACTGCCTCTTTAACAGCTTTTGCAACAGGTTTCTGTGCAGCAACCTTTTTAGTTGCTTTCGCTTTCTTAGCACTCTTTGCAATATCTTTCAGAGTCTTTGCAGGTTTTGCTTTGGTTTTCCCTGTCAGTAAAGTTGCTTCATGACGCTCTACAGCACGACCTACCGAACGGGTTGAAGTGTTATACTTCAGAGCAATTGCAGTCTTAGTCAGTTTACCTTCTTTAACCAGTGCGTAGATTTCTGCGTCGATTTGTGCTTTAGTCTTAGTAGTCATTTCAATATCTCTCTTTGTTGTTTAAAATTACTTAGTGGTTCGTATTCTAAGGGGCTTTTCAGCCCCTGTCAAACTATTT